GCCATTAATATATGGTAACAATGTAACAACTTCCATATTAACCACCTCTACGCCAAGACCCAGGCTTATACCCAAATAGCTTTTCAATACGTTTCATTTGTTTATCCATTTCAGCAAATACAGCTTTATCTTTAGCCTCATCACCATAAAATGCATTAGCTAAACTATGCATCAACTCGTCTTGAGCGATCTCTTTAATTTCTTTCTTAGATTTGCCTTTGGCTTCCATTAATTCTTTAAAACTAATCATCTTTACCACCTATGTACATTACATTTTCTCCATATTGCTCATACAAGTACCATTACCCATTGAATGATATCCGTCTTCGCATTTATTTACATTATTTAAAATAAGTATCATCGCACCAATTGCGAATGCTAAAGTTATTAAAATTGTTACATCTTTCATATTATGTCCGTTTTACTGCACCAGTTCCAAAATAAAATCCAAGTACGTTTAAAATTGCGTATGGTAACCATTCTGGAGTAACTACACCCACCAATTGTTTCCACGTAGGTTCAACCCAAGTAAAGTCTAAGAACCACAACTTGAAGCCGTGAATTTCATCTGTTAAAACGTTAGTTGGTTGACCAAATAAAATTGGAGCAATAAGAATGAACATCGCCATACCCATTAAGGACATTACAATAAACTTTCTTGCCCAATTGGCACTAGGTGTGTTCATCGCTCTTGCAGACTTGCGAGAGGATTCTTCTTTAGAAAGAAGTTTCAAAGTCATCATATCTTTATCTCGAGCATCCTGTCGAGCATCAGACTTTAACTTCATAAATCCACCAAGGATGGTGGATGCGAGCATTGATATAACTTCTAGTGGTATTCCAAACATAATATATTCTCCTATGATATATTTATAAAAAACTTTACTTTCATCAATTTTTATAGTATAATAGATGTATATTAACTAAAAAGGAGCAATCATTATGATGCCATCAAACCCAGCAGACCTAAAGAAGATTGACGTAGCTCTACAACAAATTTCAGATTCTAAAACTAGAATTGAAGCAGAGCAAGGCCACATCAAAGAAGTTGTAGAAACTATCCATAATGACTTTGGTTTGGAAAAGAAACTTATCCGTCAACTTGCTAAAGTATGGCATATGAGAAATTATGCAGAAGAAGTAACACAGCAAGAAGATTTCCAAGAAGCATATGAAGCATTAACCTCTGTTAATAACAAATTAGAAACCTTATAATTTACCTGGGATTAATTAGTCAATTAGTTACCCATGGTCCTTCTTTTAGGGTATAATACGTAGTATAAACAATAAAAAAGGAAGTGAAATATGTCAAGTAATAATATGAAAATAACATTAGCGACTAACGGTAATATTAAATTTGGTAAGAATGACGGTGGTAACATTGTTACGTTTAAAGATAAAGTCCTTGCGACAGGATACTTTGATTTTTATGCTGATGGTTGGTATTTGTCTGCTAAGAATGTTGAAACGTTCTTTAGTGGTACTGCCCAAGACGTTGCTGACTTATTTGCGGGGGCAAAATAATGGGATATCCAAATAAATCTAACCCAAGCAAGAAACTTAAAATTACAGAACTATCAACCACTAAGATCGGTTCTGGTTATCAAGTAACGTGTATGGTTAATGGTCAGTCGTGGTTAAAAGAACTTTACGTTGATACCAAAACCCGTGCCGTTGAGGTTGCCACTGACAACATATATGCTTTTGCCGAATACTACCCTAACTATGAGGAACTATAATATGACTACAATTACAAAAACAACTAGAGATACTTACTTACGAACTAAGAACCGTTTCTATCAAGCAGGATGGTTAGATGCCGAACGCAACGAACCTGCTCAGGCAAGTACACGTGAACAAGACGAACTGATATATGCTGAGTATTTAGAGGGTTATAAAAATTCTATGGACAACTCATTTTCGATGGAAGGTGCATAATGTTAAAACTCATTAGAGATGGTTATGTAAATAACATTGAGGACGAACGTATCTGTATCCTCGGACCAGAGACTCCGGAGTATAGGAATTTCTTAATTGAAAAGTTATATGAAGAGATTCGTGAATTAGAAGAATCTGACTTTAAGGACGTTATGGAATATGCAGATGTCTTGGAAGTCCTTCAATCACTATCACGATTGAATGGGATTACCGAAGAAGAAGTAATTAAAGCAAAGGTCTCAAAACATGCTCTACTTGGTGGGTTCGATGATGGAATTATTTTATCATATTAAGTCAAATATCACTTTACTTTTACATCAAACTAGGGTATAATACGTAGTATATGAAAAATAAAATTGAAAGTATTAAAAACCAAGTATTGAATATTCCTCTTACTGTTGAGGAATTCGCTTCAGTAGTAAGAAGCGAAGTTGACGACTTAGGGGTAGAGGTTTCTGTTCAATATGTGAACGGGTTTCCGAAAGACACCGTATCCACTAATGGTTATTTTAATCCATATGATTGGGAATATGATTATAATATTGAGTTAGAATTAATTACTTCAGACGAAGAAGATACCATTAATATAAATATTGATAATTGGGACTTCTTGGCACATCAAATGATTCAAACTCTTGAACATGAAATTATCCATCGCAATCAAATTACAAAACGACAAGGGTTTGTAGTCCTTCCTGAATACATCGAAGGTATGTCTACAGAACAAGAACGTATTATATATCTAAGCAACCCAGACGAAATTGACGCATATGCGAACGACGTAGCGTTAGATTTACTTGAGGTCTATACTACTCAAGGTGCGTGTTTAAAGTTATCAAAATATACATATATCACAAAAGAAGAGTCTGTGGTATTTAACGAATATATGGAATTGTTTGGAGCAAATTCGGATATTGTTAAAACTATCGTAAAGAAAGCATTATCAAAAATAACAACATAAAAGGGGATTAATGGCACAAGTAAGCAAACAACAAGAATTTCAAATGATCATTGAAGGTTTAGTTTCTGATGGGATATCATACATAGACGTGATTACAGAATACATGGAAACCAACGAACTAGAACCAAAGCAAATAAAGAAACTTATATCACCAACACTACAAGAGAAAATCACAAGGGAAGCTATTAAATTTAGGTTGATTGACAAAGAAGAACTTGGAAGCACTCTGCCTCTGTGACAGGGTTTGATGCATATAAATTATACGTTGCAATAAAACAACATTTCAATACAGACAATAATTATAACTACATACAATACTCGGGAAAACAAAGACAAATTAGTACGGAATCTTATAACCGAAGAAAGGATAAGTTTTATTTTGAAGCAATCGGGAATAAAAAGAAAGGGGATTTATTACAATTCTACGTTGCTAACTTTGTAGTAGGTGACGGTCAATGGATCGGTGATATGTATAACCAAGAATCAGAAAGTGTGTTCTTTGGTTGGAAACGTATTATTGAATCTTTAACTTATTTATTCACAGAAGATATAAAATTAATTAAAGAGTTTTTGGAAGAAAGGAATTTGAAGTTCGACGACCTATTCACTATTACGGATGGTGAACATCCTATATTATTTAGATTCGTTGAACAGAAGATGATTAAAGTGGAAACGTATATCATAATGGATAAAGTTTTAAACTTTAGCAAAAGGTTTAGGAAAGAAATTAAGGACGAGTTTGTGTACCCAGCGGTTCAATATAAATTTGATAGGTATGCAGAATTTATGAATTTTGATTCTAAGAAATATGGAACAATAATGAAAGGAGTTTTTACATAATGCAAATGCACGACAGAATGAATTCAAATATCAATTTGAACTCTATGACTTTAAGAGAAGTTGATATGCAAGACGGATTTACCATACGAGTTAGTTATATCTTAAACACAGTCAAGATGACTAATAAATTAGAATATAATTTAGAATCGAATGCTAGACAAGACTACAATGCTATCGTAGAAATGATTGGTGGTAAGGCAACTTTTTTAACAGAATAGCTTGACTTTTCAGCAAACATAAGGTATAATAGAAGTATGGAAACGAAAATGCACAACAAACAAGATTGCGAAGTTAAATGCGACGCAATCAAAACAATTTTAACTCAAATTCAAGAAGTGTCTGGAATGGAACAAAATTACCAAATCAGACATCTTGCTGAATCAGGGTTAGATTTAATCAGAGATTTGAAAAGTGAATTCGACGATTAATAGTAAGTATAAATAACAATATAACAATATAATAATATAACAATACGTAGGAGTATATGATGGAACAAAATACAGTAAAGATTGACGGCAACGATTATGTAATTGCAGATTTACCAGATGTAGCAAAGGTGGCAATCGAGCACCTAATGGCAATTGATAAAGAGTCGCAAAGAATGGAAATGGCGCGTGCAGGTTTTGCACAGGCAATTAAAGCAGTAATGGAAAGTGATGACGCACCAACTCCAGTAGAAGGTTCTACATCAACAGAGTTTGTAGGTGAAGACGGTACAACTGCAGATTTCGTTCCAGAAGAAGTATAAAACAAACTAGAGGGTTGTGGAATACCTCTATAAAAACATTTCGTAAAACAACAAAAACAATCAACAGGTAACAGTAAAATGTACCTCACATAAGGAGTAGTATTATGGGTTTCTCAGCCTTAAAGAAAAGAAGTAAGTCGACAAAAAATGTATCAGAGATGATGGATAAATTGAACAAAGCATCAGGTGGTGGTTCAAATTCATACGTAGATGATAGATATTGGAAATTGGAAAGAGATAAGACGGGTAATGGTTATGCTATCATTCGTTTCTTAGATGCACCAGATGGTGAAGACTTTCCTTTCATCAAAATGTACACACATGGATTTAAAGGTCAAGGTGGTTGGTACATTGAAAATTCACTAACAACAATCGGTAAACAAGACCCAGTTTCAGAAGCAAACTCTGAATTATGGAATTCAGGTATTGATTCAAATAAAGATATTGCTCGCAATCGTAAACGACGTTTACAGTTTGTGTCTAATATCTACGTTGTTAAGGACTCCAAGTTCCCTGAAAACGAAGGTAAAACTTTCTTATTTAAATACGGAAAGTCTATCTTTGATATGATTCAGGCAGCCGGTGCTCCAGAGTTTGACGATGAAACTCCAGTGAATGTGTTTGATTTATTCAATGGTGCTGATTTCAAATTGAAGTCACGCAAAGCAGATGGATTTATTAAATACGATAAGTCTGGTTTCGAAGAACCTTCTCAGTGGTTATCTGACGAAGGTGAAATGGAAACTTTATATAATGGACTGTATTCATTAGACGGTGAAATCGCAGAAGACAAGTTTAAAACTTATGATGAGTTGAAAACCAAATTCCTACGTGTAACAGGTGGTTCGTCAGAATCTTCTAGTTTCACTGCTGAATCTGTTTCTGCAGAACCGACTCCAGTAGCAGACGTTAGTGGTCAAAGGGACGAAATTCCTTGGGACACTAATGATACTGCTGGTGCTGATTCTTCAGAATCTACAGAAGATGATACAATGAGTTACTTTGCTAAGTTAGCAGACGGTTAAGTTTAAAACCTAAACCAAAAGAAAGGAGGCAATTGCCTCCTTTTTTATTGCCTAATTAAAAACCAACGAAGAACCATTGCCCGAAGGGGAAGATGGAGCATGAACAGTTTGAGGAACGACAACCGCAGTTGCAGAACTACTATTTGATGTACTATTGTTATTGATAATAGTTGTTCCTGTTCCGGCTGTTCCGTTCATATTTTGGTTCATCGGAGTTAAGTTTGTAATGTCATTAGATTGACTTTGACTTACATTTCCAGTGATACCAACATAATCGGTTAATACTTGAATAGCAAGTGGAACTAGTCCAGCAACAGGATAAGCACTCGCGACCGATAAAGCTCCTCCGAGATTATCACCCTGAGCAAACCTTTGTGTTGCATCGTATCCTGACATGGCTGCACCAAGTAAAGGAAGGCCTCTGCTAGCAAATTTTGATATGTTTCTAAATCCAGCAGTCGGGCCAGTGTTGAGTGTTCCAGCCTCCCCAGGCCAGAAGGCTTTTGCTGTTCCTGCGATATTCACTCGTCCGGTGCCACCATTTGCATACGCTCGATTGCTGTATGATAAATTCGCTACTTCATTTCTCCGATGTTTAGCTAATGACCACTTTTCTTCACCAGGAATATATCCTTTATTGAACCAACTAGTGTTTGACATAGACGCATTTCCTCGTCCTAACATTTGATTAGCTGCGATGTACATTTGCATAGACTCTGGGTCTTGCAGACCGTTTTTATCAGCATCGTCAATAAAGTCTTTAGGTTTCCATCCCTTAGTTGTATCCTTCCATCCAGTGTTACCTTTTTTCTTTCCTTTTTTCTTTCCTTTAGGATTCCACGATCCTCTAGGACCCCAAGTAACATTGCCATTAGAATCTTCCCAACCCTTACGTTTTCCTGTTGGGTCATATACTTCATTACTCATCAAGCCAATAATTTTATCAAGACGTTCTGTTGTATGGATATCATTAGTGTAGATTGATCCAGGGTGTAATGCTTTCTCGTAGAATGATTTTTCTACTTTATCATTAGCATTAATTACTTTAGAATCTTTATAGTCACCTAAAGTTTTAACGAATTGGTCAAAACGTTCTAGGATGTATTCAGTCTTTTGTGGACCTAACATAGAACCTGCTTTATCTGCAATCATTGCTCTAGTGCTAGACACCATTTCAGGTGTAACATTATCTGGGTTTTTAAATTGACCCATAATGTCACCAACTTGCCCGTGTGCCATACTACGTATGGGATTGAATCCCATAAATCCACTAGAAGTTTCTTTATTGACAACTCCGTGCATGAATTGGTCTATTCCATCAAACCCTTGTTGGTAATTTTTAGAATGGTCTACTTTAGGAACGACAACCGTGGGTTTCTGTAAAAATTTATTTCCACTCAGTGGGGCAACATTTGCACCGCCTAATGCTTCAATCCCTTTTTGTGTGCTGATTAATTTATCATTTGAGTGCAGTTGTCCAGCATTACCACCAGTCGCCTCATTGAATAATGCATTATCCATTTGCAATTGAGTTGTCCCGTTCGTGGTCATGCTATCGGTGTTGTTTTTCTTCATCCACCATTTGCCTCTTTGCAGGTCTCTGGCACTCTTGCCGTGCCACGTTTTAGTATCTTTCCAACCAAACTTCTTATCTTGGAACCTTTTCATCTGACGGTCAATTTCGTTTTTAGCAGTTCTAGTATCAGAACTTAATAGTTCGTGTTGTTTGTTTAAACCTGCATCGGCATACCTTGCTGGTCTGGTTCGGCTAGAGGCAAAGTCGTCATTCTGCCATTCTTGAAATTCTTTAGTAGTTTCATTATTCTTCTTGAATAAATCAAGCTCTGATTTTAATTCATTGTAATCCGACACAGAATCCACTAAATTTTCTTTATCATCGTCCGACCATGTGTTAGAAGGGGTTACTTTCTTGGAACTTCCAGGTTTACCAAACTCAATTGTAGGTCCAAAGACCCCTGGAGTTACTGTAATTTTCTGCTTGTTTTGCTTTGCTTTGATGAAAGTCAACAATTCACTCTCGTCGTCATCATTGAACGTTAGTGTGGAGAACAACGCCTCTAATTCTTTATGAGTGTAGTCAGCAAGAGTTACTCTATTGCCCAAACGAGCTCGAGTCCCCGCTTCTTTAATCACACCTTTAGATCTTTTTAGTTTTTCCGAATCTTCTTTTGAATATGTCCCCAACGCGGTTTGTGTTACTTCTGGGTTAAGGAGGGAATTTCTAATAGATTCTGCTTCAGTATTATCTTTAATGCCAGATGTATATTTAAGAACACCGTTTTGGTAGTCTTCTCTTCGTTGATGTTTTGCACCATTGCCCATTACATCAGATCTGCTTGCAAAGTATTTATCTTGTTCTTTTTCATATTCAGGTGTTCCCTGCATACCCAAACTATCCGCGGCCCAATCCAAACCAGAATATATTTCTTTATACGTGTCATGTACTGTATTTAAAGCACCCTCGATACCACCTTGTCCTTCATTTTCCATCTTGTTTGCAGCACCAAAGGCAATAGCAGCGGGTGCAGCAACCTTTGATGCTGCACCAATGGTTGTACCAAGAACGTTCTTGACAATCCCTTTTGATGCACCTTTTGGTGGATTGGCCTTGCTCCATGCAGCCAATTTAGCCTTAGACCAACTGTATGCACCCACTCCTCCTAATGCAGAAGCAGCCCCCGCTCCAAAGTTACCAATGCCACCTAAAAGACCACTAAAGAAACCCCCTGAATCGCCACCGACTTTGCCAAACATGCCACCGATTCCGCCTTTCTTTTTCCCCGAAAACATATTATCACGGTTTTTTTCTAATTGGTCTCTTCTGTTTTGTTTTGCACGTGAATCAGCTTTCTCCATCAACCTTAGTATATTTGCGTTCGATTCAACTAATGTAGCAATTCCATCACAACAATTTGACGACGCTCCAGTCGACATTTGTAATTGTGCTTGTTCTACGAATTTATTAGTTTCTGTATCATACAGTCCAGGAGTCTTTCCATCACGTCCTTCACCTTTATGGTCAAATAGTTTATATCGACCTGATGCTAGTCCCTCTTCGCCTCTTTCTGTGAAGTTCCAACCTCTACTATTCATAGATATATTACCCAATAAGTCTTTAAGGGTTCTGTCATTTGGAGTAACTCTGGATTCTTTGTCCGCTTTAGCAGCGTTGTTCCTGTTTCTGTCGTGCCTTTGCTGAGAAAATCCACTTACATTGTTCCCCTTGACATAGTCATACTGTAACGTACCGTCCCCCCTGAGAGAGTGACCAGCACCCACAGTAGAATGCTTGACATATTTTGCAGTCAGTTTGGCGTCCTTCTTAGTAATTTGAAGAGGCTCCGGCACGGTATCGTTGTATTCTTTATAAGTTTGTCCGTGACGCATATTGTCTGCATATTGTTGAATTTGCAATGCTCTAGAGGCACGCTTCTTATCCCCTTTAGACCCAGTCGCTATTAGTGATTCTAAATCAGATCTATTATATGCATATCCTTCTAGTCCTGTCTTTTTAATAGCAAAATCTATTGAAGACCCGATTTGTTGCTCTCTTTTCAGATGACCGTGTCTCTGGTCCTTCATCTTTCTGATTTCTAGTAGTTTTTGCTCACGGGTGGAACCAATCATAGAACCATGCATCTTAACAATTTCTGTTGCAACTTGGTTTACTGCGACGTAGTTTTGTTCAGCCATATGTTTCATTTGCTTGAACAAAGGTTCTTGTTTCTGGAAGGCTGCAAATTGTTGAACACCTTGTAGTATCGCAAAGTTGGATTGTATTTTCTGAGAAGAGGCATCAGCGTCAAAATGATCGGTCATTTTTGTAATCGCCTCAACTACTTCAGTTTGTATTGAGGAGAACCCAGTAATCATTGAGGCATTTGCGTCATTTTGAGACTTTATTGCAGACTTTTGATGAGTGTCTTGTTGTGCCATTTGCTGTTCTTGGGTTGCTGACATCTTTGCTGTATTTTCTGCAACTTCGTCCAATCCCCCATTACTTTGCTTGCCTTGCTTTTGCATCCACTGTCCAAGAGAATCGGCTGCTCCAGACATCAGTGCCAGTTGTGCTGTTAAGTTTGCTAATGTGCTCATCTTAGTTATATCCTTATGCTAATTGCTGTGCCCTAATACGTTCGTTTTCATCTTCAATATGTGCTTGTAATAAGTCAACATATATCTTTCGTTCAAACGGAATCATATTGTTTATATCGGACAACGAGTAATTGTGATGTTGCATAAGCTGGAAGTTGGTCAAATAATGATTCGCCAACGAATCGTAACTTATGCTAAATCGAAAAAAGCCTCTAGTCCCTCAATAACAATATCTTCTTTATATCCACATTTAGAACACTTATATGGAATTGTGTGCTTTAATGTAGGTTGGTCGTCAAAGAAATTTCTAATTTCTTTGAACGATTTTTCGTTTAATGTTTCAATGAATCCCATTAATTCTTTTTTAGGGGTTTCACTTCCTTTATAAACTTTCTCTTCGTCAAAGATGTAATCGATTGAATCAACAATAATTTTAAACATCTTATCTGTTTCTGATTTCTCTTTGCCGTACTTTTTCAATTCGCCAGAAGAAAGGTATTTAAATTGAATACCAACCTCATCTGTAATCATTACTTTCGAATTATCTTCTTCAGGGAACGTTACTTCAATATCATTAATATTAACAGATACGTCGTTTGAAGTTCCGCAAACTTCACCGTCCACTTCATTCTGACAAACGAAAGCACTTTCAATTAATTCCCCACGACTTCTAGATCTAATATTTAAGAATAAGTAGTCAAGGTCAAAATTTGGCAGACTTTCTGGTTTCACATTATTAAACGTGCAACTCTTTATAATATCAAAAGTTGCCGAAGCTATTGCATCTGAGTTATCTTCTTTCATCGATTCCATTGCCAATAAAAGAATCTTCTCTTCCTTTACTAAAAATGGACGATATTCAATCGTCTCTCCGTTACTTGGTAAATCTAATTTGTATTTTGGTGTATCTAATTGTGGTAACATTATATTATCATCCTATATCATTATCTAAAAAAATATTTATATTTGCTTAATTTTCGTACTTTCCCCAGTCCTCTTTATATTTCCTATAATCAAGGTCGCCGACCTCGGTCAACCCACTGTTATCCCAATTCTTTGTTGGTTGTCTCCAGTTACGGTATGTAAAGTTGACTGTAAACGTCGACACTTCACTGTTATCCCAAGACAAATCGACAGGACCCATGCTATTTGGCCACGCTTCTTCAAGGTCTATTGCATATATAGGGTTTAGTTTCCTATCAAGTTTAATCACACTCACTGATGTTTTATATTCATCATAGTATCCCATTCTATACAAGTCTCCACTTCTTATACTTGAGTCTTCAGAGTACCCATGAATTGTAGAAATCCATGCATCAAAGAATTGTCTTTCTCTCATATCCTCATGACAAATAACAGTGATAGGAAATGTATCAACAATCATGTCGTTTGCCATTTTGAAATTTGCACCGAACCTCTTAACCTCAGCCTCGCCTAATTGTTTTCCAGGCAGAGAAGCAGCTTTAATCATGAACCTCATCTCCGTAAAACCAGTAGCAGGTAGGTTTATCACAACTTCAAATAAATTTGAACGAGAGTAGTCCCCTTTTGATAGTTGGCTGCTAAATTGATTGTAATTCATATTTATTTACTCCATACCGACGAAGCACTTGCTCCGACAAATCTTTGATAAGGTAAGTAAATAACGTTATGCCATTCACTTGATGGTGATTCTAACATTGACGTTTTTACTTGACTGTATAAGTATTTATGTATCATCTTCTCTGCATTGGGTATCCTTTTAACACTGTCCCATGTTACATTAAATTTATTTTGTTTCTTATTTGCAGTCTTCATTAATTGTTTAAGGAATACTTCCCTATCCTTTGGAGATAGGTAGTGGAAATTCAATCCAATAAACCCTTGTGGTGCTACATCAAGAACAACTATTAGAGGAAATCTATCCCAGTATGGTAAAGTTTTCTTATGTTTAGCGTCATAACCAAAAGTAAACATCTTTCCAGGTGCGAGTTTTGCTCTACCGAACCCTTTACCAGACTTACCAACCATATCCTTAAACCAAGCGACTGAGTTCTTGCTCGCCCGTGCTTTAGATATTTTTTGTGATTTTGTTCTTTGTGATGGCATATATTACTTTATTAAATGTTTCTCTGTTATTATCTTAAATTCCCACTTACGGTCAAGGCAAAATTCTTCTGCTTCTTTCCATTTTGCTTCGTTTACTTTCCAAGTCTTTAGTTCTTTTAAGTATCTATACTTACTCTTTTTAGTCTTTCCCATGACAGGTGGTTTACATTGTTTTTCAGGTTTAACCTCAATCAATGTATGCTTAACCGAACCATCACTATCACGGGTTTTGATAAGAAAATCCACATAATACTTATGCATTTTATTATCAACTGGACTGAAGTATGGTATTACTACCTCTTCACTGTTCCACGCAATTACCGATGGGTTGTCATCACACCAACGCATAAAGGTCCTTTCCCAAAGACTTCTGTAAGTAACGTTATCTACGTTACCGACATATTTGTCTCTGTTCTTAACTTTATATTTACCTTTATACGACATCACATATATTTATATAAATAGTTGATATAAGTTTAATAAGGAATTCGTTATGTCTTGGTACGTTGAAACTGGAAAATGGATGGTCAAAAACAAAGGCAAGTTGGCACTTGGAGCATACGTTGGCGCGGCTGCAAATGCGACGTATGGAGACCTTTGGGGCGACCCCGACAAATTGCCCGATATCCAAGCAGGCGAGATACTGGTACAATTTCCAGAAGACGATTCTGCTGGTATGTTTTGGACGGAAATGTCGTTTTTTACATGGAAAAAGTCTACTGCTGGCCTTCATTTAGGCGATTATGATGTAAATACCCAATCTAGTACACAAAAAACTAATTTTCTTGGTATATTAAGGTTGCCTATGCCTATGCAATTATCTACTGCATATAATGGTAAATTTTCCGAGGCAGACGATATGGACGTTGACCGAGGAAACTTTGGTGTTGGTAGTGTCGCCGAACGCATGATCGGCATAAGTAAGGGAGTTTTTGTTGAAATGAAGAAAGCCGGAAATGCACTTGCTAATTTAAACAACACAGCGTCAATGTCAAACGCAAGTATTAATAATAATAATATGGGAATGAAGTACGAAGGTGCTAATTTAAGGGGTCATTCGTTTTCTTGGAGACTCTCTGCAAAAAATCAAGATGAACAAAATCAAATATTAAAGGTTATTGCAACATTAAAAGGTATGTCATTACCTGCAAATAATTGGGGTGGAGTCGAAGACTACGAAGACTTTAAGAAAAGTATCAATGCAATGAACGCGGCGACAAAAAAGGGTGAAGATGGCGAAGAGTCTCATGAAAAGTTATACGAACCGAAAGACGGAACAGACAGTGTCGGGGGCGGCCGATTAACAATACCACCAACTGTTGCTGTTAGATTTTTAGACGGGGATAAAGAAAACCCTTCGTTGTTTAAAATTAAAGACTCATTTATAACAAATGTTGAAGTCAATTATACTTCTCAAGGTACATGGCAGGCGCACCATGATGGTTCTCCGATGGAAGTTCAACTTTCAATAACACTTAAAGAAGTTAAGATGATCACAAGACAAGACGTTTTTGCAGGATACTAACCATGAAGAAATATACAGAATTATTACCAAAATTAGATTACAACGGCATTCTAATAACAGATATTACTCGTAGGTTTGTTATGAACGACGGGGTAAAATTGTTTAAGGATAGATATTATAAAACTCAAATTAAACAACACCAAACACCAGAAGTAGTTTCTGGTGTGTTGTACGGCACACCCGACTACTGGTGGGTGATTTGTGCAATCAATGACGTATATGACCCTTTCTACGATTGGGTAATGCTCGATAATGAAGTATATGCATATACAGAAAAGAAATATGATGACATTAATGGTGTTCATCATTATCAAGACGACAATTATAATGTATATGAATCTAATAACCCAGAGTCTACATTAGAGCCTATTACTAATATTGAATACGAAATGTATGTGAATGACACAAAACTAAGAATTAACACAATCAAACCCAAAAATATCAAAAGGGTTGTGAAAGAAATGCGCGATAGGTTAAAACTTTTACCGAATCAACAACAAGGGTAATATATGTCAGAATTGATTAATATGAAACAGGCCAGTGAGTGGTATGTTTTATTGACAAATATAAAGGGTGATGAGGTTGATATAACAACAACCATCCAACAATTATCAGTATATGAATCTATATACAATAATAGTATGTTTGGAACTTTGATAATTGAAGACGATACTGGTTTTATTGAAACTCTTGGACTAATTGGTTCTGGTGAAGAAACTATTGAAGTGTTTATTGAAACTCCAAATGCATCAGAAAATATGGAGACCAATAATATAGAAAAAGTATTTGTTATTAATTCATTGACTAATGTTAATCGAGTATTAGATGGTACTGGTAAGACAACATTTTCTTTAGGGTTTGTTTCTCCTTATTTAGTTAAAAATAATACAACAAAGATAAGCAGATCGTTCAACGCAATGACTTCTTCTGAAATTGTCGAATATACAGCACTAGATATTTTAGAAATTGGTGGGGACGATAACTTCGACTTCTCTAGCCTTGTTACAAACACACCAACAAAATATACAAAAAATATAGTGGTTCCCAATTGGAAACCTTTTGATTTGATGAACTTTTTAGCAAAGAATTCTATTTCGGTTGACGGTAATAGTAATTACATATTCTTTGAGAACAATGAGGGGTTTCATTTTACCACTATTGAAGATTTGAAACAACAAGAAATAATTAGAATGATTACTGTTAATGGAACTAATGACGCAGGCAATAAACAGGGTGGTATCGGAGAAATTCTAATTGAAGGTAATAATGCCGAATCATATGACGAATTGACTCGATTTGATATTTCTAGTGGAACCTCAAATGGTATGTATGGTGGCAGAATGGTTGCTCATAATATACTTACCAAATCGGTCGAAACGTACGATATTACTAATACTCCGAAAGGTAGTAAATTGGGCGATGTTGGGTTTGGTGATGTGTTTAGGAAAGACCAAGAACCAAGTTCGCATATAGGGTATATGAGTTCTAATTACTTATACGACGTTCACGACAAAGAAGAAAGGTCTCATTATCCTTTATACGATATGAAGATATCCGAACTAAGGTCTAATTTAATCAAATTAACACTTCCTGGTGATACTAATATTTTCGCTGGCAATACTTTTGAATTATTATTGCCTTCTACTTCGCACGATTCTCAAGAAATGGATAGGTATATGAGTGGAAACTACTTTATCACAGCAATACACCATAAAATAAATTCGAGTGGATACGAAATGACCATGGAATGTTCAAAAGACGGGTTTGATTTTGAACTTGATGAAAGTACAATGGAACAATAGGATATATTATGCAATTAATGGGATTTGATAATTTTATATGGTTTACAGGTGTTGTGGAAGATAGAGACGACCCGATGCGATTGGGAAGGATACGTGTTAGAATATTTCACTTACATACAGACAAAAAAGTTAAATCAAAATCAGAAGGTATTCCTACTGAAGATTTGCCTTGGGCATATCCAATGCAGCCAATAACTTCAGCTGCGATGAATGGTGTAGGAACTACCCCTCTCGGACCAGTTGAAGGGACACACGTAGTTGGTTTCTTCAGAGACGGGACTAATTGTCAAGACCCCGTTGTAATGGGCACACTTGGAGGATATCCGTTAGATTTGCCTGGTGAAACTGGATTTAACGATCCTAATAAGAAATACCCAAGAAAAGAGAATTTAAAAGAACCAGATACTAATAGGCGTGCAGTAGTGGATTTTGAGGATCCAGTAGAAGGTGAGTTGTGGTCTAGTAAAACTACGCAATTGGACGAAGACCATGAACCTGAAGATGGAAGTGATGCTCTAAGAACACAAGATAAAGAAGTGTCGGTTGCTGTTGCTGTATCTCAATCAGGGCATTTACCGTGGTCAGAACCTGATAACCCGTTTGCAGGAGAATACCCGTTCAACCATGTACGTGAATCTGAGTCAGGACACGTAGAAGAGTGGGATGACACACCAGAAGCAGAACGTTTAATGAAATGGCACAAGTCAGGAACGTTTGAAGAGATACATCCAGACGGAACGAAGGTTACTAAAGTCATCTCTGATAACTACCATATTACTGTTGGTGATGAATTTGTACACATAAAAGGGAAGACAGAAACCGATGAGGGTGGTGAGGAATATACTGTCGGTGGTAATTTTACTGTTACTATTGATGGTAATTGTAGTATGAAAGTGGGTGGAAATTATAATATGCAAGTTGTCGGAAATCACAAAACAACAGTTCATGGTGATTATGAAATGCAAGTATTAGGCAACACCAAGATTATGACAGCAGGTACTAAGATGGATGAGTCGGCAAGGAATCATACAATTAAAGGTGCTATTATACACTTAAATCCATAGGAGTAATTTATGGGAATGTTCAACGATGTTAATGATGCAATGGGGCAAGTTGGTGGTTTACTAAAATCACCTGCGATGTCTTCTGTTGATAATATGAAGAACGCTGCCACAAGTTTAAATGTTACTGCAAACTTAGACCAATATATATTAGAGCAAGGGTTTCCTGGACACGGTAATGCGTTCTATCAGCAGATGCAAGAGATTCAGAACCTATCAAATGCATTAGACGAATGTGGTAATTTTGCACAAGACTTAATACAGGCGTCTACCGAGGACTATATTAAGAGTACTGGTATTCAAGAAGCAGGAAGAGACCTTGCGAATACGTTAGGTCAATATAAAGATGAAATTGATTGTGCCGCAGGATTTGCTACACTATTTGATTCTAAAGGTATATTAGACGATGTCTTAGGTATTGGAGACTTGCCTCAAATACAGTCACGTGTACAGCAAATTGTTAAAGACGTAACAAACCCAACAAAACTTGCTAACATGATTACTAACCTTGACGCAGTTCAGGGTCTACTAGAACCGTTTAACGATTTTTGTACAGGAATGAAGGACGCATTAAACCAATTAGTTGCAAAAGACTTAGCGTCTATGAATGCTATTCTAAATAAATTAGCACAGTGGGCAGCTTTTACAAACCTTGCTACTGGAGATCCTTGTGCTTTGGTGAATAATAGTAGGATGTTGGGAGGAATTACAAGTCCAGTAATGGATGACATCCTAGACTTATATGACGGATTGCTTGATGGTGATGTGGTCGGTGCGGTTGGGGATATCTTTGCCCCAGATATACCGACAGCACTAATTGGAGGTTCGACACTAACTCAAGTGGGGGCAACCACCGTTCCTTTTGGTGAGTATTTCTCAACTATCGGTACTGATGTTGGGGGAGGTATTACTGCGAGTATTGGTAATATTGTAAAATCGTCAGGAGAACAACTTAGTGAATTCTTAGGTATGGATGGAGGTTCTTCGGTAACAACAGAAACTGGAGTTGTGACGACGGTATCGGTAAAACAAATATGGAACGGTTCTGATTGGGTAGACGACTCAGACTCTAGTATTATCTCAGGAATGCAGTCTCTTTCTGTTGGAGCACTTGCAGGAGACAACTCATTCAACCCAGCATTAGATAACTTTAAAAAGATGAAAGAAGGTGTTGAGTTTGAGTCGTTTAATAATACAAATGCAGTTAAAACTATTATTTCTGAGTCATGTAGAGGTGGTGTTGGGTCAAACCAATCTGATTGTTTATCAAGTGGGGGGATGTGGTCTACTTCTAAATACTCCCCAACAAACAAAGCAATGTCAGATGCAGCTAAAGGTTTGGGTGTTGCTTCGTTTGGCGATGTTGCGAGAGGTTCTGATTTATTCAACTCTACGACCAAGGTTGCAGATTCTACAACAGAAACAGTTTCTGGAGGAAACGTTGATTTGAATTCCGTCGAGAACGGTATTGATAATGATTTGGCAACGGAAGAACCTTCTGGGTCTGGTGCAGATATACCTTCAAATTCATCAGGTAAGTCAAGGGGAAAAACTCAAAGCACATCAAAATCAATAAATAGGAGTGTAGGAAGACCAACGATACCAACATCGTTTACACCAACTCCCCCAGCTGCAAATAGAAGACCAGAACAAGGCAAGACTCCATTTTCAACCCCTTCATATAATTCATCCTCTACTGGAGCTAAGGTACAAACTCCAGGTTCTACTAATTCGTTTGAAGATAATATTTCTTCGTTCGACTCTGACGTTAATGCAGTTAAAAATGCAATCAGTTCTGGTGATTTTTCCAATATAACATCTTGTAGGTGTTATGGAGGAAAGGTGTACGATACAGACTCGAGCTCGTGTGCCGCCCACGGAGGTGTTTGGAAATGTCAAAAAGGAATATCTGGATTAAAATCAGGAAGTATGAAATCAAACGATATGATAACAAATGCAAGAAACGTTGAATTAAGTTCAGTTCTTCCGACATCGTCAGCATTTAAGGGGTTATAGTATGCCTTCTGCGGTTAGATTAGGCGACGTTTGTACAGGACACGGTTGTTATGGTGGAAGGGCGAATGCATCTGCGTCTGGAAACGTTATGATCAATAGTCGTGGAGCTCATCGAGTTGGTGACGCATGGGGAGAACATGGTTGTGCAGTTTGCCCAGACCACGGAAGTAGTCAGGCATCAGGAAGTCCTACTGTATTTGTAAATAGTAGACCACTAGCAAGGGTGGGTGATTCTGTTGCGTGTGGGAGTGCAAATTCGACAGGTTCTGGTAACGTAATCGCCAACGGTTAGTATAAATATAATATAGTGAACTTAAAGGATTATAGATGAAACCGTTACGCAGAGAAGTCAATAGAAGATACAAAGACATTGATTTGGATATGATGGTACACCCTCATACCGACGATATCGTAGGACGTTATGACGACGAAGCGTTGACTGGGTCGATCCTTAATATCATTAAAACTAGAAAGGGTGAACGTGTGTTTAATCCAGATTTTGGTTCAAATGTATATAATTCTTTGTTTGAACCAATGACTTCTACTACAAGGATAACCCTTGAGGCACAGATTGAAAATGCATTACATCAACACGAACCAAGGATTAATTTAAATTTTGTCAAAATAATTGGTGACGAAGAACGTAACGCATATAATGTAACAATAGGATATTCCCCAGTTAGTGGTGGTGGCATACGTGAAGTAGAATTCTTTTTAAATAGATTAAGATAAGGTGTAATATGGCACAAAACGATAAACAATTAAATGTTTCTGATTTAGAATTTGGTAATATTAAAAAGAACATTAAGGACTTTTTAAGAGACCAAGACACATTTACCGACTACGATTTCGAGGGTTCTGGTATGTCTGTAATGCTTGATGTAATGGCATACACCACCCACTACATGGGATTCCATGCCAATATGGCAATCAATGAGTCGTTTCTAGACACAGCAACACTTAGAAACTCAGTAGTCTCTCACGCAAAGACTATTGGATATACACCAAGTTCGGTTACTTCTTCCGAGGCAATCATTAAGTTGTCATTTAATACTACTGGACTTGATCCAAGTTCAATTCCCGTTGAAAAGGGAACTACGTTTACATCTACTGTAAATGGAAACGCATTACAATTCGTTGCTTTAGAAACTGTGAATATATACCCAGATGAGTCTGGCGACTTCACTGGTGAAATTAAAGTAAATCAAGGAACATTGAAAGGTCTAGAATGGACAGTTGATGGTACAGATACTCAATCGTATTTAATTAGAGACGCCGGGTGTGACAGGTCGACTATCGCTTTGGGTATTATTGAACCACCAGCAGACTTTTCAGTTCCGTGGACTAATAATGAATTGTTGTCGGAACTAGTTCCGTTCTCTCAAGTGTGGTTTGTACAAGAAGGTTTAGACGAAGTTACTGAAATCTATTTCGGTAATGGTATATTTGGCAAAAAACCAAAGTTAGGGCAAAAGGTTTCTGTTGTTTATTTATCAACAGACGGAGAAATTGGTAATTATACATCCACACTTAGAGACCAAGTATTTTCATTAGATGTTGCTATTGGTGGTGATTATGATTCAAACCGAGTTACTATTGAAACTGTTAATGCTTCAAATTTAGGGGACTCTGCAGAATCAACCGAATCTATTAGACAAACAGCACCTAAGTCTTACGAAAGGCAAAACCGTGCTGTTACTGCGGAAGACTACAAAACTATTCTTTTAGAAAAATATCCTAATATTGATTCTATATCAGTTTGGGGTGGCGAAGATAACGACCCACCACAATACGGTGCTGTGTTTATCTCAATCAAACCTAAACACGGACTTGAATTATCTCCAATTACTAAGAATCATATTAAAGATGATATTCTTTCTAAGTATAATATGTTAGCAATTACCCCTATTATTGTTACTCCAGAATACACATATATTGATATCGAGACAACAGTTAATTACGACCCACTGACAACTTCATTATCGCTCGGTGAGATTCAGAACGAAGTTAGGTCTAGTGTTGCATCATTCTTCGAGAGTGAAATTACAGAATTTAAAGTTGACTTAAAGTTTTCTAAGATGACTAGAGTTATTGACGATGCAGAAAGTTCTATTACGAATAACACAACTACGTTGAAAATTTATAAGAAATTTTATACACAATCTTCTAATACTATTGGTAATTACATATTCAAATTTAATAATAAATTGAATCCAGGTTCGGTTGTGTCTTCTGTATTTGGATCTACAGTTGATGGTTCTCAGATGGCACTATTAGACGACGGACAAGGTAATGTATTGCTTTACGATATTATCGCAGAAGGGTTCATTAATACATCACAAGGAAGTATTGACTATGAAGAAGGGACTATCGAATTGATTGGATTCAGCCCCGTACTTGATAATAATACAGTGATATCGTTGTATGCGACCCCCAAGGTTAATGATATTAGTACAATACGTAATAATCTATTGGTACTAAATAGTACAAACGTTATTGTTAAACCCATCTAATAGATAAAGGTAATTATGTCTAATAAGCAATTCACTGAGTCTCCGGCTAAGTTTCTTTCTATATTTGTAGAAAGAATGGTTCCCGAATATGTTCGAGAAGACCATCCAATGTTCGTTACATTCATGCAAAAGTATTTTGAATACTTAGAACGTGAAACCGACGTTAATGGAGAACTGGGTGAATACAAACAAATATCAGACCTTATTCAAAATGTTGATATTGACCACACATTAGACCAATTCATTCCAGAATTTGAGAAGCAATATCTCCATAATATCCCACACGAAGCAATTGGTGCTGAGGTTGAAACCACAGATAAATCATTCCTTACTAAGAACATTAAAGAGTCTTATAAAGAAAAAGGTACTAAAAGTGCTTTGGACTTTCTATTCAGACGTGAATTTGATACAGAAGCGTATGTAGCATATCCTAAAGACTTTATGTTAAAAGCATCGGGTTCTATTTGGTACGAACCTCAATGGTTAGAAGTATCAGAACCAGAAGAAGATGTAAGGAAACTCTATAATAAGAAAGTGATCGGGCAAATTTCTGGTGCAACTGCCTTTGTAGATATTGAAGAAACTGCGGTTATGCCAGAAATAGAGAAATTACTTTTGACGCAAGTCGAAGGTTCTTTTGTTCAGGGTGAAGAAATTTGGGAAGAAGTCGGAACTAGTGGACTAACTCCTAATAAATTAACAGTAGTTTCTGATGGCATTATTGCACCTGCTACTTGTTACATTAATGGTGTTGCGTGGAGTACGACTTATGGGGCAAACGTTCCACAAACGAAAACTGCATGTGAATCTTTAAAAGAAACAGACAATACAATTAAAACAGCAGTTTGGCTGCCTAATGGTTATTGGGTCGACTCGGCAGGTTTCTTGTCTTCTGATAGAAAGATGCAGGACAACAATTACTACCAAGACTTTTCTTATGTAATTCGTTCAGACGTTCCTGTACAAGCATATAGGGACGTATTAAAGAAATTAGTACACCCCGTTGGACTTAAATTATTCGCAGAATATATGTTTGAGACAACTGTTCCTATGGGAACAAAATTACCTGAAAAATACGCTGCATATCTTATTGCGATATTCTCTTATCTTGATGTTGCGGTTGATATTTACCCTAACGGTAAGTGTTCTGATTATCAAATTACAGATGAGATGACATGTAACGATAGTGGAGCAACTTGGACTAGAGGACAAAGTTACCGTACCACTCACCGTAAAACATACGAATGGACTAGACCAGAAACGTTTGAGTTACAAGAAGATATTACTATTCCTTGGAACCATATGCGTTCGGACGGAACTACCCGTGAAGATATAGTAAACGGAGTTCCTCAAGGAAGCGGTCAAGACGAAGTAATATTATCTGGAACGATAATCAATACAACTTTACCTAAAGGTGAAGAACGTTACAGAACAAAAGTTTGGAAATGTTCTGAACCAACAGGTAACTACTCTTATGGAAGCGAATCCGAACTACTAGTCGCCAGCACTAATTGTTTTGCGGCTGGAGGAGAGTGGTCACAGCATATTACTGGTTCTAATTATTCGGATATGACCGATGAGTGGATTTTCGTTGATAATCAATGGAAACCCGAGAGCATATACACCAAGAAAGAAACTCAAATTGGAGAAGAACATGAAGGGTTTGAGAAATTCTTAGACCAAGGTTTTGAAGATTATGTATTAGAGATTCTAAAGAAAACTGAAGTAAAATCTGAAATTTTAGAACCATTAGATTGGAATCATCCTACAGACCATCTACTTCTTGACGTTACAACAGAACCTAATGTAATCGGTACTCGACTTCATAGTAAGTTATATCAAGTATTCACAATGAATGAAAACATTAAGTTAGGACTTGATGCTTTCCCTGAAAAATTGATATTGGCATATTATCAGCAAATTAAAATTCTAGACACTGAAGTCCAAGGCGCCTTAGATAATACATTAAATATACGCAGAACCTTTAAAGGAATAAAAGAATATCAAACAACTAATTCTGTATGTTCAGATCCAACAATAACATCATACACAGAATGTGTTGATGGAGGAACTTGTTCGGATTCAAATTACAACAACGACGAATATTCTTGTTTAAATGTTGGTTCGTGTTCCAGTGCTGCTGATGGGTTATTTACCGAACTATTATGTAAAGGTTCTGGGTTTATATGGACACCACAATCGCCAGAAAACGTTTGGACATCTTCTGGTAATACTTGGACGCACGAGAATGTAGATTGGTTAGGAACTTATAACGAAGAATTCAAAGCAACAGACGGTCGTATGATTGGTTGTGAAGTTTGGGAATTATTGGTTGCTAAAGGTCTTGAATCTATCCTTGAATATAACTTAAGAATAGTTCAAGTAGAGTCGTATGCTCCTCAACAAAATTACCGTTTCTGGGAACAGAATAGAGAAAATACAATAATTCAATCTATTTACGGTAACACGAATGATATTATCGATGCTGTGCATATTGAAGCGTTTGATGTCGACGGAGGAATACGTACACATATGCACGGGGAGGTAGATGGATTTGCCCCTATGGTCGACACCGTATTAACTAAAGGTGTAGATTTACCTCAAATGGCAGTCGGTGCTTCTGCGTTCCATACTCATTCGTTTGATGGAACAGAATTAAAGAATTTATTAGTACACGGAAAGTCAATAGACGCTAGTGGAATTTCATACCAACAAACACGCGATCTATTAAACCGTGAGGCATTTGAAATACCAGATTTCCACGGCGCTAACTTAGTTTGTGGTGGTATTATGACTCCTCCTCTATGGGGCGATTGGGTTGATTCAGTTCAAGATCCTCGTTATAACGGTGTTGGAGAATGTTTCAATTCTATTTACGAAAATGAGACAGATTGTGTAGGTTTCTACGGTGATCCTATGTTCTGGATGAGTCCTTCGTGTTCCGACCAAGCAAGTGCTGATGAAGCAACGTGTCATAATGTTGGTCATTCTTGGGGATACTTTACATTAGCAGAACTTCCTCCTATGAAAGGACACGTTTCATATTTCGTTAAAGGAGAAGTAGTAGATAGACAACGTGGACGTACTGCAGACCCTCTTACTAGAGAACAAGCAAGACAACTAATTGATGGTGATATTGCTTCTGTAACACTTTACGATAACGTCGGAGCTTTAGATAAAGAAGGAAACCCTACATACGACGAAAATGATATTACTATTGGTGGAACAATTACAAATATTCGTGGAGAAATTACTAGTGGTCACTATCACGAATATGCTGTAACATATGATGCAGATTGGAAAACTAAACAAGATTGGCGAGGCAACAATTTAACGCACGGGTTCGTTTACACACCAGTAACTACGTTCTTGTGTTTTAACTATAAACCAGATTTACCTGTTGACGAGACAATCATGGGTGGTATGGATTTCACTGGTCAACCATGGCCACAAAATGTATTCATGGATGTTCCAGATTCATACGTTGGAGGATTCTTAAATAATCCAGATATCACATTACAACACAATCAAGTATGGGCTGAAGATTTAAACCCTAATGTAGATTGGGTTGAAATATATTCATCTAACTTTATTCAAGATGTTCCTGGTTCGGGTACGATTGACGACTTGATTGGTGCAGAACAAGTTGGGGTTAATACTGATATTGCTACAATCAAAGCATATCCAAGAATGAATGAAGATTACATCGCATTGATAGACCAATCAGGTTTCATTTATTTACAGAAGGTGTCTGGTGAATGTTCAGATAATGCTTGGGGTAATAAACAAGATTGTTTAGACCTAGCAGGTATTTGTTCCAATACAACATTTAATAACAATCAAATTTTATGTGAAAGTTCTGGTACTTGTTCAGACATCACATTTACTGACGAAACTCTTTGTTTGGTTGATGGTACTTGTTCAGACGGACTACTTCTTACGCAATCTACGTGTGAAAGTGCGGGCACTTGTTCAGATGTTTCATATACAGCAGAAAATATATGCACTTCGTCTGGTGAAACTTGGACTCCCGCGGGTAACGTTTGGTCCACAATAAATAGTTGGAGTTTAGAGACTTGGACTCCTGCAACAAACACGTGGACAGTTCCTGATACAGCACCTTTATTGTTCATGGACTTGACTTCATTACAACATGTTATTGGATTAGGTCCGTTTGGGAATTACGACGAACGTGGTGTACTAGGTTTAGCATTCCATCCAGATTATGTCAATAATGGTAAATTCTACGTTTACTATATGACAGAGCAAGGTGGAGGTACTGGATCGTTTGGATATCCGTTATCTACATCTGTTATTTCTGAATTCACTGCTACTTTTGGTGGTAATTGGGACGTTGCTGATGTCACTTCAGAAAGAATTCTACTAGAAATCCCTCAACCAGATATGAACCACAACGGTGGTGAGTTAGAATTCGGTCCAGATGGATACTTATACATCGGTTTAGGTGATGGTGGTAATGCTGGCGACACATCAACAACAACAGGTCATGGAGGTCATGGTGATTACGGTAATGCTCAGAATCCAACAAACCTATTAGGCAACATTTTAAGAATTGATGTAACGGAAGATACTGTTAATAGTATGCCGTACACAATTCCTGCGGATAACCCATTCATTAATTCAATTTATAAAGAAGGTCAGGCAGAAGCACAACCATTCAGACCAGAAATATATGCATACGGATTTAGAAATCCGTGGAGATTTTCTTTCGATACAGACGATAGATTGTGGTGTGCAGACGTAGGACAGAACAAATTTGAAGAGGTAAACATTGTTGAAAAGGGTGGCAACTATGGTTGGAGAGTAATGGAATCATATCATTACTACGAAGAACAGCAGTCTGTAATCGACCAAATGGCAATTGACTTAGGGTACACCACTACATTAGAGTATTTAAGCGATTTGAAGAAACCTATCCATGAATATTCTCACGGAACTGGTATTTCTGTCTTAGGTGGGTTTGTTTATCGTGGCACAGAAGTTCCAGAATTGACAGGTAAGTATATATTTGGAGATTGGGGTAAAACTTGGGAAGGCACTAGTGGACAACTATTTGCTTTAGAAGAAACCGTAGCAGGACTTGCTGCGAACTTTAATGTGTTGCCAAATGCAGTTAATGGGGCGACGCACAGTCATACATTAACATTAACCACAGCAGAAGTTGACTTCTTACAAGCAAACCCAGGAAGTCCAGTAGTAACAATACAAACAGATTCAGTGCATGCCGAGTTTTATGTTCATACGTTTACGGTGACGTATAGTTCTGCTGATGGATTGTTCCATATCATTGGACAAACAAACCCAGAAGGTCATGACTTATTAGAGTTCGATGGTTGGTCTGACGATGTTGGATATAATAGAAGGTCTTTATCTTTCTGGGATCCTGTTACGGAAATTGTAACATTAACCACATTCGACGAATCTCTTTTAACTATGGGCGAAGATACACAAGGTGAGATTTATTTCTCAACTAGAGTTGGTATTGGCACATTCAGACCGCCTGGTATTGGACCGAATAATACTAAAATCTTTAAGATTACAGACTCTTATAGTTCAGTTGACGTTCCAAACGCTCCAGCTCAAATTCCAGTAACACAAAAAGCTCATACACATGGATATAAAGTAACATACAACTTCACCGAACAAATGTTTGAGGTTGTTGAAATTTCTGATATTGAAATGTCAACGTGGGACGCATTTTGGCCAATATGGGAGATTAATGATCCAGCTTCGCACGTCCATCCAGTTATTACTGCATGGTCCCATGCAGTTGATGTTGAAATACCATTAGGTTCTTCTGCTGGTTGGCACTTCGACGAGGTTACTCAAGAATGGGGACCATACGATATTGGTGCTGATACTGCTTGGGCGCCTCCTTCTGTTGATACTGGTGGTTATGTTACAATTGACGTTGCACCAAACCTTGCGGTGTCAATGGCAAATGAATATGGAGTTGAAGGACATTTCCATTACTTCGACGATGTTATTTTAGATTCTTTCGGTACTAATTATGGCAGACGATCTAACTCATTAAGTCGGGTTGGTGCAGAAATTCTCGCAAACCAAGAAGAAGGTTCTGTTCATACTTTATATTCTTCAATCGTAGACGACGGAACTCGACGACATTATCATGGTTATGATATTACATATTCTTCTGCACAACGTACATTTGTATTAGAAGAAACTGCTGAGTGGGAAGAGGGTGTACGTGATACTGGTGCGTATATATTAGTTGGAACTCAAACCCACGAACATCCAACTTCAGTTGACGGACTACTAACGTCTGTTGGTTGGAACGGTGACCCATCATTTGAAGCACCATCGGCTGTCATCGGTCAGGCAAATGACTGGGACAATCTTAATGGGTCTTTAATTCCTCATCAACATTACTTTAATGATACTGGGTTAGACCAAGTTGGACCTAATTCTGACAGAACTGCAGTTTATTTATCAAACACGCAAACAACCGACTTAATTTCGGGTGCTATTGAGAATGTTACATTATATTCTTCAATTTACCAAAACCATTACCATGAGTACAATGTAACGTTCGACTCATTAAATGGTTCTTTAGTTATACAAGAAGTAGAACAGTGGGTATCTGCTGACAATCAACAATACTTTATTAGAACTCCTGCTGATCACAGGCATCCAGTTTCCGTAGATGGTGTTCCTAGTGGAACTGGATATAATCAGATGATATCTATAAATAGTTTGCCTATATTTGATTCTCCAGGTTTCCCTTATCCTGGTGGATCACATCCTCACTTCTTCAACGGCACAGTTGTTGGTCCATTCTCGGACGGCACTATTGAATATTCTGTTGGGTTAAGTGTTGATCAATCGTATAAGTTGATTGATGGTATAATTAATCAAGTTACACTTTATGACTCTATTTCTGGTGGACATTTTCACTCGTATGTTGTTAAGTGGGACGATTTGAATAATATATTCTATTGTACAAGTTCAGTTACATACGTTCGTGGTGGAATTGAAGACGCAACACAAGATACTGGTAAATATTACCTATCGCAAATTCTAGGACCATCTGAAGGGTTGCATTGGCACAACTTAACGATTGACTGGAATCCAAATAATGAGGCAGTAGCACAGCAAAGTGGTGGTTCTATTTACCAAACAAACATAGCAAGTTCATACGAAACGTTAGTCAATCCTCCTTCAGTTGAAGTTAATGTTAATACAACAGCATTATCTCCTGTATCTACAAGTTACCCAGATACACCGAGTGTTGGTGACAACACAACCATTATAACGTACAGTGATTTGACAACTACGACAACGACGACAACGACTATCACAAACGTAACAGAAACTATTACAACTAATATTTCAGACGGAACAAGTTCTTCTACAGTATTACCTCCAGTAGTTTCAACGGATGTAGATGTTGTGCAATCAACTCTGACGATTGAAAATGAACTCAAACGTAAGACATTTGTTAATAATATACTACAAGTTAATAATGCACCAACTATATGGATTGGCAATACATTTATTGACGGTGAAGGTTCTCATGATCATTTACTATACCAAGGTTGTTCTTTAGATACACAAGGACCGTTCTCGGGTAGAATGTGTGAACCAATTACCTTGGCAACTGCTAACTTATTAATTAATGCGCAAGACCCTACTTTTGGAACAATTTTTTATGATTCTCCCAACGGCAACTTGTCGCATTATCATAGTTACTCGTTGAAGTTTAACCCTTTCTTAGGTGACGACGGAACGTTCCTTGCTTTACCAATTAGTCAGTTTGATAGATTCCCTGGATCGGGTACGAACGTTCATAAGTTTATGTTAAGTGGTGGTTTCCACACCCATACATATTTCTTAACTGAGGCAGAATATGCTACGTTAGTTGGAGGAGGTTTGGTTCAAACCTCCCAAGCAGACGCTATTCACGCAGAACTATATACGCACACTTTAGTAATTAGACTTGTAAATTTCCAATATCAAATTGTATCTCAGTCGTCGGACTTTGATAACCACGATACCGTAATATATCAAGGCATGGTTGCTGAGGGTGGACAATGGATTCAAAATCAACAAGGTTCTGGACTAGGTGACCATATTCATTCTACTACGATAGACGAATCGAATATATGGCCTGTTCCAGCATAGTAACAACAAAAAACGTTATAAATATTATAAATAGAATTATTAAATAAAACATTTAACTTAGGAGTAAACACATGGGTGCAATTGTAACCAGTAAATTTAGAACTCAGAACTTGATGGTTTTCATCGACCAGTTTAAAACCACTGGTGTTGCGGCTGATGATAACTTCTTGTACTTAGGATTCGGACGTTCGGAAGCATGGTCGGACGACGTGAACGGAAACGACGAATCAAACGGTAACTTTATCTTACCAGACCCTCTTGACGAGGACGAGGCAAGATATTGGGCAGATATCGTTGGAGCAAAACGTATTCAGGACGATGATATTTCTCCTGTACTTCCTCGTATTGACTGGGACAACGGTGACCCGTATGCATTTGACGGTTCTGAAGGTGTAACAGGTATTCCTGACGCAGGTCGTTCATTTATCTCTATTGTTGGTTCTCATTCTATTGCAATGAATACAGAATACCGAGTGTATGAATGTGTGAAAGAGCCTGGTGGAGCATATTGTGACAACTACACAAGCAATAGTGCAACTGATTGTGCTGCAGCTGGTGCGACTTGGACTGCAGAAACAAGTGGTTTTGGTAAATGTTACATTGGTGGTTCTTATTCAGCAATTCAAACAGATAGAACAACTTGTGAATCAACTACTGGTGGACTTTGGTTACCAAACGCTGCTTCTAATAGTCCTACTGGTGCGACTGGTGACACTCAACAAACCGTTGCTCAAGTAATTGACACATTAGATGGTTATGTATGGAAATACCTATACAAATTAGAACTAAACGACATTATTAACTCAACTACTAACGACTGGATGCCTGTAATTTATGGTGACGCGGTTCTTGCTGGTTCTGAGCAAGCAGTGTTTGGTGATTCTAATGCGATCTTCTCTGCTAAGTGTCATCATGGATTGATTCACGTTCGCCTTGAAACTAGTGACGGTTTCCCTGATAACGATGACTTCCGTCAAATTGGTTTACTACGTAATCCAGAGTTAGACGGTGGTGGTTCTAAAGCGCAGTCTTCTGTGTATTCTGATGCTACTTTATCTTTAGAAGAAAATACTGGACAGTTGATTTATTTGGAAAACAGACGTGCGATTACTCGTGCCCCTGACCAAATTGAGGACCTGAAACTTGTAGTAGAATTCTAAATCCCTTTTAAACTAACTCTATAAATATAGGGTTAGTGTAATTAGACACTCATTTTAGGATAATACTATGTCGATTAATTTCAATACCGCTCCATACTACGACGACTTTGACGCAAATGACCAGTTCTTAAGGATTCTTTTTAATCCTGGACGTTCTGTTCAAGCTCGAGAGTTGACGCAAATCCAATCAATACTTCAGAATCAATTAAGTTCTGGAGCAAATAACATTTGGAAAGACGGAACTGCAATTGTTGGTGCTGATATTGGTGTCAATAAAAGACATTATATTCAATTAGCAACAGCCGACGCCTCATGGTTAGGTCGTGTTGTAAAAGGAGTTACGTCTGGTGCGATCGGTAAAATTGTACAATTACACGATGACGAAACTCAGCCTGTATATTACATCAAACCTTTATCTAATGAGTTTGTTGTTGGTGATGCTATTGAAACTTACGATACACACTGTGACATAACGATTCCCGGCGTTACTTTAACGAACGGTGTATGTAGTGGTAATAGTTGGTATAATGGGTCAATGACGGTAATACGAAGTGTTGCTCTTGGTAATGAGGGCGTTGTGACTGGTATTGGTAAAGGACTAGAGGCTACGATTGGTAATGGTATTTTGTATGTAGGAAATCATTTTGTTCCTGTTATATCCCAAACTATTTGGGTAGATTACACATCCGATACTCCTACAGCTGAAATTGGAATTGATATTGAAGAAACTATTATTGAGGCAACTTCTGACCCAAGGTTACTAGATCCAGCTTCTGGTTTCTATAACCAAAATGCTCCAGGTGCTGATAGGTATTCTATCAATTTAAAATTAACTAAGTCATCAGACTCGGTTGATGGTACTAACTTCCTACCAATGATAGGTATTGTTGTTGGTAAAATTGATAAACCTGTATCACGTACTTCACTTAATGGACTTGTTGATGAACTTGCTAGAAGGACGTACGATGAGTCTGGTGATTACACAACAAAAAACTTTCCAATCGAAATTATCGAAGACGAAACCAATGAAGCGAACTACATAGTTAAAATTGAAGCAGGTAAGGCGTATGTTAGAGGTTACGAAAACGAATTAACTTCTACTGTAGAACTAACAGCACCCAAAGGAAGAACAACGAGACATATCGTCAACGATAATATCCGTACAGAGTTTGGTCCTTATTTAGAGATTAACTCATTAGACGACGTTAGGGGAGTTTTTGATGTATTTAAGAAAGAGAAAGTTAATTTCATTACAAATGCACTATACACCGGCGGTCAAGTACAAGATAAAATCGACTTATCTAAACGAATTACTCACTTCACAAAATATGGGGATGCATTTAGAATTTATTTAGACACGGAAGAAGGTTTGGACATTATTGCTCCTGCTACTTATGTTGTTTCTGAATCTAATCCTGCGGTATATGCAAAACTACATAGACCTACGGGTTCTACTGTCAGGAAAGGTGTATTTAAACCTTGGTTATATGAAACTGCAAGATTAACATCAACATTGACTGCTGGTCAAATTAACTATTCTACTCAAAAGAATTATAGTGTAGTTAATACTGGTGGAACTAACATGACGATTGCTTCTGCATATCCGTCTATGCATTGGGAACGTGTTCTTTATATTTACAACGGAGACACTGGTTCAAATATTCCAGAGAAAGGAACAAGTTCAACCGCACCTGTTGTGTGGTATGCCGATACAACGGGTAATGAAAACGTAGTTATCTATTTTGAAGACCAGGCGGGTGCTCCTAGTAATACATATCAAAACGATAACCTACAAATTATGTCGGATATGTATATATCAAACTCTACTTGGAAGTCTATCACACATACAACTAAAACTGATGTGGATATTGTATTAGACGCAGACAATAAATTAATAATCGAGCCTGGTGTCAGTAAAATTATTTCTATCACAGACCCTGGAGCAAATGACGTTACTGACGAATTTTGGTTCTTCGAGGGTGATTTTGATACAGAATACAAAAACGCTTATGTTCAATGGTCAAACCCAGATGAAAGTGTAATACCACAAACTGGTACATACACAGTAACATACGAAGTATTTACATACGGTTCTTCTACGGGTTCTTCGTTTACTGGTGTGAATTCATTCACGGACGGTGCTATCTCATACGCCGATATCGGCACATACGAAGGGTTCTTAGTACCAAATACTTACAGACTTTCTGATACGTTAGACTTTAGATGTACGGATGCTAATTTTAACGAAGGAAACTTCTTACCGTTGCCTGGTGGTGATATTACAGTTTCATATGATTACTACTTACCACGTGCAGATAGAGTAGTATTGAATACTGATGGTATTTTTGAAATCAAACAAGGGTTCCCATCGGAAGGAGCAAAACTTCCAAAAGAAAGAGAATCTGAAATGACTCTTTATAACTTATATGTTCCTCCATACACATATCATGCGAAGAATATTTCAGTTACACATATTGATAATAAGAATTACAAGATGAGCGATTTGCGTGAGTTAGATGAACGCATTTCTTCATTAGAATACTACACAGCATTAAATCTATTAGAAAAAGATACTGCTTCTATGCAAGTTATCGACTCAAATGGATTTGAAAGATACAAGAATGGTATGTTAATCGATCCATTCGTTGACCATGGTATTGGTGACGTATCTAGCACTGAGTATTTTGTTTCAATTTACCCAGAAGCGGGTATTTGCACTACACCTTTTGAAATGAAAGGGTATGACTTTGAAATGTCTAATTCGGGCACGACGGGTATGAGAAAAAGTGCTGAAGGGAAAACTTGGACATTAGACTTTAGTGTTGAAGAGGCTTGGTTGTCTCAACAATTTGCTTCATCTTGGATAAACTTAAACCCTTTCGCCAGAATGTCGTGGACAGGGTTTTTAGAACTCTCCCCTTCGTCTGACACTTGGTTTGAAGACCAATTTAGACCAGATATCGTAGTACAAAACGAAAACAATAACGCAGTATTGGCACAAGTTGAAGCATTTGGTACTCAAACTCGTTGGGGTGCTTGGGCAACTACTTGGACTGGTTGGAACGATGTTGGTGCAGCTAAAGATTTCGTTGCGGGTTCTTCTGAAACTAAATTTAGAGGACGTACAAGAAACGTACATGGTTGGGAAGGACGTGTAGACGTTACTAAGATGGACGGAACTATTGCAGCTAACGGACATACTAACATTAGAGGATTCAGCCTTCAAGAAATTTGGGATCAAGGTTGGATGGCAACTAATACTTGGATCGGTGGAACAAGAGACGTTGCTCCTACAAACAGACCATCAAAGCAATTTGATATGTGGCAGGATGTTATTAAGAAATCCGATACATGGAAACAGGACCAAACAAGAACGTCGACTTCTGTAAGAAGTGGAACTCGTACTTACCAAGAAGCGAAGGACATCAGAACTACTTTAGATAATAAAGTATTAGATAGTTCTGCTATTGGTTGGATGCGTTCTAAAGATATTACAATCAAAGCAGACAAGATGAGACCTTCTACTAAGATGAGTTTTGAATTTGACGGTGTCAATGTTGATGCATATTGTAAACCTTTCAACGGTGCACTTGGTGATGATATTATTACAGACGAAAATGGTAGAATCAGGGACGCACAATTCACTATTCCGAGTGATAACAGTGGAGTTAAGTTTAGAACTGGTAAGAAGTTCCTTGCTATGCAAGACGCATTTGACGGCACAGTTTCTACTCAGGCATCGGCTAGTTATACTGCAGCCGGCACATTAAATACTCGACAAAGAACTGTTATGAGTACGTTGGAAGCAGAGACTAAGGTTGAGGATATTTCTGATACACAAATTGGAAACGAAAACAGAACTACTCAAATGGGTGGTGCAATAACAACTACGACTTCAAAGAAGTCTATTCGTGAATATTACGACCCTGTTGCAGAATCGTTTATGGTATCTAATATGGACGGTGGTGTATTTATTGACTCTATTGATATTTACTTCTACTCTAAAGACACAGAGATGACTCCAGTTAGAATCGAGATACGTGAGATGAATGCTGGTTATCCTACTTGGAGCCCATTGCCTTTAGCAACTAAGTTATTGTACCCAGAAGATGTATATACTTCAAGTAATGGTACAGCAAATACAAGATTTACCTTTGACGACCCTATTTATTTGTTGAATGGAACTGAATATTGTTTCGTTGTTATTTCAGATTCATTAGAATATAATATATGGATTTCTGACTTAGGGGAACAAGATAAATCTACGGGTGAATATATCAATTCACAACCGTTCCTTGGTTCAATGTTCACATCGCAAAACAACTCTACTTGGACACCAGAACAAACTAAAGACGTTAAGTTTCAATTAAATAAGTGTGTGTTCCAAACCGACGAGATTGCAACTGCTCAGTTTGATATGAGAGGTTTTGATGGAATTCATCAAGCAACAGGATTCACTCCAAACTTCTCCCCATTATTACTTCAAGGTACTGATGTTGATTATAGTGTTGTAGTAAACTCTGATACTAATAATATCATAACGGGAGTTACTGACGGAAACGACGAAGTGTTTGATGTTCAAATGACGTTTGATGGTTCTCATACTATCGCTTCTGGGTATTCATATACTCCTTTATCAGTTCTTGCTAACGTAACAACAAATAACCCTAACTTGACTCCAGTATTTAATGCTGAACGTTTAAGTGTTATTACTCAAAATAATGTTGTACACGATGCAGCGGTTGAAGTTCATAATCAGAAAGGTGTTTATGTATCTAAGATGGTACAACTCGCTAATCCTGCTGACGACCTGAAGATGTGGTTGTCGGTTCAAGAGAAAACCGAAACTTCTGTTAAAGTTTTCTATGATACGGGTTCTGTAATTCCTAGACACGTTGACATCACAACTAATGCGGATTTCACTTCTCATGGTTATTACACCGTTAATGATTTTGAAGAAGAATATGCATTTACATATGTCAACTCCCCAGAGATTCAAGTTACATTATGGAACGGTGCTGTTGGTTCTAATCCTGGTTATTCAACTTGGAATGGTACTGTTGGAATGTTTGAATCAAGTATGTATATTGATGGTGACGACGATACAGATAACACAACAAGAATGTATGTTACTGATATTTCGTTCCCTCAACAGGTTATTGATACCTGTTGGGTTTCAAAGTACGACTTAGAAGGTGTTCAAAAGTATAATTCTTCGGTCAACTACGCAGTTGGTGATATTTACTTTGGTTCTGGTTCTGGAAACGACTTAGATAGAAAATTCTACAAAGTAGTAATATTACCAGACGGAACGCAAGGCACAGAAGATGTTCCTTTATTACAAATAACTTCTTCTGTTGATGTGGCCCATGTTGATTTCCCAATGGCAATTATTGAATCTGATCCAGTTGTATGGAGAGAAATGAAGGATTCAGGTTCTTCTAATAATAACTCTGAGATTTCAACAGACATGGAGTTTATTGAACATACATTCGAACCGTTGAAAAAGATTACAAATGAGTTTAGTTCGTTTAGAATTAAAGTTGAATTGCATACTACAAACCCAGTTTACTTACCTGCGATTAGAGAATTGCGTGTACTTGCTGTAACATAAGGAGAATAGATATGGAAGACTTAAAATATACTAAAGATCCAATAACGGGTGCTGTGATTTTCAAAGACACCGACGGATATAATGCTCGAAAGAAAGTAATTGCAGGACAAAAACTTAGAAATCTACAAGAACAAAGTAATAAGAAAGTTATAAATAGTATGAGAAGTGAGATAAATACACTAACTTCACTAGTTGAATCGTTATTAAATAAGGAGAATTAATATGGCAACAGAATCTACAGCCAGAGAAATACCTTATGTAAGAAAGGACGATACATTTAAAACTTGGAGAGAAAGAACTAACCAAATGATTCAACAGCAGAACAACATTGTTCGACTGTACGAATTTGAAATGTTAGGTGTTTCAGACCCATACGTCATTGCATCATTGCAAATGGCATTCTTTGAAGAAGAATAATACAGGAATCAAAAATGTCACATTATACAAACTCATCGTTTACATTAGACGAATTATTAAAAATCGACCAACAGAAGGAAGACTTTTTAGATTCTTTGACCATTAAACTTTCAGACCCAGCATTGGGAATTAAAGACTTAGCATTGATGCTGAAATCTTTGGAGATTATGGATAATATGGAGCATTTAAACGCTTACCGTCAATTCATTATCAACCTTGCTAATAAGTCTGCTGACTTTACCACTCCTAACGAACTAGTAAACAACGGTGACATTTCTATTGAATATATTACAAGCAATATTGTACAAAACCCTAATTTTGATTCTGACGCATTAGAAGTTGAAATCGCCAAATCTTCAAACTTCGAAGTAGGAACTGACATTGCAATGCCTTGGGCAAACGGAACTACGTATAAATTCGATACATTAATTGCAGAAGGAACTAATATTATCTCAGGAATTTCTGACGGTAATGGCGCGACAGCAGTTTGGTTTAATTCTACACTAAAACCTAATACACAATACAAATTATCATATGATTTAGTTATTAATGATGTTGGTTGGGACTTACCTAACGGTGCTAAGAACATGGTGGACGTTCTTTCTGAAGATGAAATGGTATTCTCGGAAAGTGGTGGTGGACCAGACCCAATAACATATGTTGTATCTGTAGTTGAAGATGCAAATATGATATTACCTACTTGTGATGGAGTCATTGTACCATTCGACACCTCAATCCCGGATTATAACAACGCGTTTCCTGCTATGGAACTCGCTTGTACTGGTTCTGGTGGAGTTTGGGTAGAAGGTAACATTAACGACCCACTTACACAAAATCACGACATTATTCCATACAACGTAGTTGCTCGTGAAGGTGATACATTAATCTTTACAAACCCTTCGACAAACTACTTATTACACAATGCAGTATCCGACGACAACATCTCATTTACTTCTCCTGATATGCCGCCTGGATCTAATTGGTCTTGGGTTGTTGACGGATACCATGATATTTACTTCCATTGTACTTTCCATCCATTAGAAGAAGGAAGGTTACTTACTAAAACTGACCATAGATACGTTTACAATATCGACCACGGGTTGAATAAAGGTGATACAGTTAGAATGCCTATCAACTATGGTACTATGGAAGAACTACCTTCTTTATCAAATTCATACTTCATTAGTTTGCAAATGGACAACCCATGTACCTCAATTGGTGGTGTTGGTAGTCAAACGAACATAGAATCGTTATACCACAACTTATCTATTGGTGACGTTGTTTCATTCCAATCTGGACCAGAAAACGTCACAGATACATCAAGTTCGGTTGATGTAACATTTTCGGGAGGAAACGCCACACTTGAGGCACAGGCGTCGGTTGTTATTCAAAATGGTATTGTAACATCAATTGCGTTAGAAGATAACGGAACTTGTTCAAACACAATATACTCAGACGAAGCAACTTGTGTTGCCAACTCAGAAACTTGGACACCACAATTAGCGGTAGGTGCTGGATATGAATCTGCTCCATTATTATTTATCGCCGGTGGTGGCGGTTCTGGAGCTACTGCAATAGCAACATACGACGGTCGTGTAGTTTCTACTATCAATATAAACTACGGTGGTGGTGGTTATACATCACAACCTACTGTACAATTTACAGGTGGTGACCCAACTACTCCTGCAACAGCAACTGCCAATTATGACGCAGCCACTGGGCAAATTAACAGCATTACTATTACGGACTCTGGTGTTGGATACCAAACAACCCCAACCATTACTATTGTTGGTGGTAATCCAACCACAGCAGCTCTGTTTGAATGTTCTATATCTGGTTCTATATCTGCGGTTACATTAACAGCAGGTGGTTCTGGTTATGGTTCAGACGGTTCGGTGATTTTTGGAGAAAAGGCATGGGAAACGTTTGAAATTTCTGCTGTTGTAAAAGGACAAGAACAAGTTGACATTTTCCTAGACGACGTGAACCAAATGGGACATATTCATACAGTCACTATGACTACTGCACAGTTTGATAATGTTAAGTTAGGAAATAACGAAGTTATAGCAACGAACGCAGATAATACAGGACACTCTCACGATTGTACATTTACTTGGGACTTAACTCTAAACGGAGGACTTGGCGGAATTTGGTTAGTCGGAATGACTGGCAACCACACGCACGGATTAGATGTATATAACGAAGTATCTGGTGGTACTAAAATTGAATTAGTAAACTTCGGTCATTATCATGAAATTCTGATCACCGAAGCAGAAGAAGCAACACTAAAGGCAGGTTTGCTAATTGTGACTGGTGATAACCCAGACGGAACTACTGCGCATGACGGAACTGGTGTTGTTATGACTAAAACGTCAGACTTTGGTACTTCAGATCCTCAGCATTTCCATACAGTTGAATTTGGTTGCGTTGATGCAGTAAATGATGTTTACGCAATTACTGTAATTGATCAACACATCCATGACTTTGGTCGTGTTTGGTATCCTGGATCGTTTAGTTTCTCAATATCACAATGGAACGACGGTTCTTCTAGTGCTGGAAGTAACCCAGCCTTTATTGAACTGCCTTTTGCGGATATTCCTGGTTATGTTAAGAAAGAAAAGGGTATATATTCTATAAATCACGGGTTGGTTCAAGGTCAACGAATACATTTCCAGAACATTTTTAATGGAATTCATCATGGTAATACAAACTATTGGGTAGAATCTGTAATAGACGCAGATAATGTTTCTGTTACAGAAACAATTATTTATCCTCTTGCAGGTGCTCCAGGAACTACTCCTACTATTCATAATGTTATTGAAGAGTACACGGTTGTTGCAGACTTAGCATCGTACAGATTCCAAGTTGAAAGAGATATTACAAACCACATTGGTTCTGCTTACGTAGAAGGTGTGCAGATTGAATGGTCTAGACCTAACACAATTGAATCAAACTTACACGGATTAGTTGTTGGTGATGTTGTACAGTTGCCTTCTGGTCCTCAACCTTACACTCCATCAGAACTTCCTGGTGCTATGCGTGACCATACAGTTATTGCTATTGGTGATGGTTATGGTCCTACTGAACATATGGAAATTATTGTTGATACGCAAACTACTATTACGTTTGCTGATCCAAACCTTTCTGTTGTTGAAGGTGCTCAGAACTCTCCGTGGTATTGGTCTTGGTGGGACAGAACCGCTGCATCATATGCTCCGTATCAAAGAGATGAAGCAGTTTACCAAAGTTTTGGTGACGTAACACTATACGACAGTATTACTGGTGAAAAGGCTGGTTTTGAATTATTCCGTGGTGGTACATACAAATTTACAAATAATGCATGGAACCCTTCTGGACATATTACACAGATTGACCCTTCAACGGGCAATTTAGTTCCTATGTACATGCACGCTGCTGGTATTAAAGCAATTCCAGGTGCAGGTTGGGACAACCTAGTACAAGCAGGTATGACACATAGTGCATGCCAAGATGGTGTATCAGGCCTCGACCATTATCATTGTGTATCAATGAGAGCGAACCACGGTCTAACTATCGTTTCTGGTGACCATAACCCGTTTGTTAATACTACCGAAGAGCCTGGCACGTGGGTTGGTCCCGAACCTTTCCCAGTTTGTATGGGACTTGGTGGTTGGTGTGAAGAACTAGACGTTGACGGTTGGTACTATAATGGTATTGACGATGAGTCTGTGTGTTCTGCACTTAACCCAACGGGCGATGTTGGTTTGGCACAATGGAGAGGTCCACAATTTATTGGTAACTTCTCTAAAGAATTTACATGGACAGTTCCTGAAGACTTTGGTCTTACTGGTGCTGACGGTGTTACTGGACTTGGTCCGTTTGTTGCTCCAGGTGAGTTAAACTTAGCATACCACGTTGAATCATACCAAGGACTATATAAATTTGATAAGTCTGGTATGATTGAAGGAACAAACCCTATTATTAACATATACCGTGGTGGAGTTTACAGATTTAGACTTAATGCTCCTGGTCACCCTTTCTACATCACAACCGACAACGGATCTAACTTTACTCCTGGTTCATACTTCGGTGAGTACACTAACGGTGTTGTTGGTTCTCGAGCTGTTACTGGTTACGGACCAAACGAAGGTGTTACTGGTCAATTTGGTGACGACGACGTTGAAGTATTAGAATTTACAGTTCCTATGGACGCACCCGATACGTTATATTATCAATGTGAGTTCCATTCATCTATGATTGGTACGTTAAATGTTATAGATTTACCTATTGTTGATGCAGGTGATGAAATTGTAGTTTACTACCATCACGGACAAGATAACATGTGGACTCCATTATGGATTAAGGACAAGATTGTTGTAGACAACGGTTCTGGTCCAAACTTCTTCCAAGTACAACCTATTCCTGAGAATTCGTTCCCAGTGAAGGGAACTCAGGCGGATGTTACTGGATTAGGTAACTTGATTACTGGTTATGGTGCAGGAGCAATCCCTAAAGCACAGGCAATGGATATTGAATTCGGTTCACTTTCATACTTAGACCCAGTCGCCTTGACCGCCGGAATTGGTCAAGAGACATTCTTAACCACAACTGGACTTGTTGGTACTAGTAAATTCTATATCTCATTAGATGATACAGAACGTTCTAATATTGAAATGACTAATGTGTTGTTACAAGAAGCACCTTGGTCGGAAAATGGTTCTTTCGAAATTAGTGCAGGTCAGGCATTTACTACTGACGCGGTTGTTGGTGGTAATATTGAACAAATCGTAACAGGTTCTGTCATTGACGGTGACCAATATGAAGTTGGTTATGAAATCATTGAAGGTTTTGTTGATCAATTTGGTGGTAATTCTGGTACTGTTCAACTGTCGTTAATTGGTGACACTACGGTTACTGGTAACTTTAACACAGACGCAGGAATGTACTCTGAAACGTTAATTGCTCCAGTTAATACTACACATATGAAACTTACTGCAAGTGGTGCTGGTAAAGTAGATAACGTTTCACTGAAGCAACGTGTATCAGGACAAAATGCTTGGTATCTTGGTGATGGTTGGACTGTTAATACTGATGGTCAAGCGTATTGCGACGGTTCTGTTCAAGGACGTACTGAAATCAATCAGACTGTTAATATCCAAGAAGGTAAATTGTATGAAGTTAAATATACTTTAGCAAATACTGACCCAGAAGGTGATGGTTCTCAAGGACGTTTACAATTAGCATTGGGTACTAACCCATACAACTTAATTTCTAATTGGAATTTTGATGCTAGTGGTATTAACATCAATTGGAATTCACCAGGAAGTGCATACACAATAGATAGTGCAAATGCTAGGTTGAATTTTGAAAACTCAAATGCCGACGGAATTACTTACACTTTCACTGATAACTTAAATAACATAGTTGATTATGAAATTACTATGGAAGTGTTATCAGTAACAGGTACGGTTCATAATTTCCAAGTTGGACCTGGACCTCAGGCAAACCATTATCATACTATCGATTTGCAACAGTCGCAGTATGACTTTATGATTGCCAACGAAGGTTCTTCTCTTACATTGCAACAGTCTGATACTACTCACGCTGCTTATTATACGCATACGTTCTCTCTTGCGTTTGATAGCACAGTAGAAACTTGTACTATGCAATTGGGTTACTCGCAAGATAATATGTGTTTCCTTAATGACGGTACTCCAGATCCATCAAATACGACATCTACGGATTGTTTATCTGCTGGAAATACTTGGATTCCAACACAACCTAACTACGACTATTCTTGTTCGTTTGTTGATTTTGATAACCTACAAAACGGTATTACTAATCAATTAACAATGACAGAATTGACGCAAGACGGTGGTGCCGGATTACCTGCTTCTGATGTTCATAATATTGTTCTTGGATTTGCTAATGGAGTTCTAACGGTAATATCAGACGAAAATGATATTGCATATGACGAAATTACATTACTTACAGCAGATTCTGGTATTATTATTACTTCTCAGACGTTCTTAGAAGGTCATGATGAGATTATCAAAACTGGTATTACAACTACTAATTCAGATATGACAGTTTCATTAGGTCAGGGTGCTAATATGGTAACTGGACCTATGGTTGATTCTGTAGGTTTACATAACTTCGTTCTTTCTGGTGCCATTGGTAATACAATTACTATTAACACTAACGGTTCTGGTATCATTGGTTCTATTAAGATGAAAGAAGTTCAAGTTCCTGTACTAGACCATCATTCTACTGGTGTTGTAAATGAAGGTGAAAAGACATACTTCATTCGTGCTGGTGGTTATGATACTAAGTTACACTTTATTGGTGATGTGGACAAACGTCCAGTAGAAACAGATATTCCTTTCTACTACAGCAGAGGTTTCAAAGGTTCTATCGATACAGTTACAGTTAAAGAAGTTAATGAAAATTGGACTTTTGCTTCTGAAGAAGGTGGTAGTTCTTACATCGATAATGACAACGGTGTAATTGTTACTAATGGTACTGATGAAGCACATAGAGGTATTGCTCATATTTCGTTTGACGTAGTTGAAGGAGATAATTATAAATTATTCTTATCTGTTGATAGACCTACTAGTTCTGTAATTAAGGTTGGACCTGCACCTGACAATAACCAATATGGTGAAATGTTAATTGCTGATTCATCTAATGATTCTAACCCTACCGCTCATAGAGATATGGTGTTTACTGCTGGTGCAACTGGAGTGTGTTACTTAACTCTTGCGACTACTGGTAACGGTTTTACTTACTGGGATCAAGTTTCAGTTAGAACTATTCCTAACCTTTCTTCTGACGAATACCTATTGTTAGGTCGTGCGTTGAATGTGTTTGGTATGCCGATCGGTAGTGAGTCTAGATGGAAGCAACATAATACAGATTCAGAAAACCTTGACTTTAATGGTCGTGTGGTTGCTGGATTTAGAACTTTAGAAAGTTTTGGAGAGAATGTTATTGAAACGTATTACGATGATGTTGATGAGGTTATTGATAATACACCAGTTTGATAAGGTACAGAAAATAAAAAGACAACTCTATATTAATAGAGTTGTGTAAAAGTTTTATAAATATAAATAATACAATAAGTGTTATACAAAATTAATTAGGAGATAGATAAATGTCTATTACATTGGATACAATTACCCATGCGGTCAACTCGTTTAACGACATTCCAGACGTTACGTTCAACTCTATTGACATTGGCGAGTTTGCTAACGACGTAGAAATTTATACTAATACCCCTGCGGTAATGATTCCTTCTAAATTGAATGCTATGGCAGGTTCAATGAAGACTTGGTTGAATACCAATATTGCAGCACCATTAGAAGCACAACAAAATACCTTTAAAACGGAAGTAGTTGTACGTACTAATGAGGCAATGACTGCTGTTGAAACTTATATCAATAACGAAGTAAAATCTTTTGTTAATGATATTTTTGTTCCGTGGGCAAACAACTCTGGTGTATTACTTGCTGATAATGCTAATACATTAGAAGGAAACGTTACTACTACATTAGGTCAATTAACAACAGACTATACTATCCACGTAGCAGCCCAAGACGCTATTATCGCTCAAGCACTTCAAAGTTTTGAAGATAACCTTGCTCAATACACTGGTGATTCTGGTGCTGGTTACTCTATTCATCAAACAAATCAGTTAATTGCTGACCAAACGATGACCAAAGATATTTCTTTAGATAACTATAAGTTTGACGAAAACGGAAATGTTACATATTTCAGAGAAGGTGATTTTGAAACTCATCATATCGTATATAACGCAGAAGAACAAATTATTTCTTACGGCGAAACTTTATCTATTTCTGGTGAAGCAAGACCTTTTGTAAATCATCAAATCCTAGGGTATGATGAAAGTGGACTTAAAACTTCGATTGAGCAAGTTAAATCATACAACTTCTTCATCAACACAGACGCATCTAATATCAAATCTTTTCGTGCTACGGGTAATGAGAAAAACGGTGATGCAGCTTTGGACTTAACTATCCTTAATAACACTTCTGTTGCAGACACGGACAACCCCTCAATTTTATTAACAAGAGGCACGCCGGTTATTATGACATTCGAAGGAATTATTGCTGGAGATTTTGTTTCTATAGAAGACGGTTCTGGTAACGTTTATGATGATGGTGTTAGTGGACAATATGCCATGGATTCTGACACTATTACATTCAAACCATATAAGTCGTACTGTCATGACGGTGTTTCTGGTGCTACGGGTTGGGGTGTTGTTTCAAACATGGGTGCTTCTGAAATTGATGGTGATAATTCAGGCGCTTTCCAAGACCCAGACTTATGTGAAAAATACTTCACACCAAATGTTTCTATTTTGGACGACTTTACACGTGAATATGAGTTTGTAACTGCAGGGGAAACTTATGACAGTGCACTTTCTGATGGTTTAATTTATAAAGTATTCATCTCCGACGACTCAGGTTTCTCTGATACATATTCATACACAATTGACCACAACAGTAAGTTAGGTACTGGTGCTATTGTGAACGCAGTATATGACGACGGTTGTTCTGATATCACAATTACAAATGGTGGTAACGGTTTCTCAAACGGAACTATTGCTCGTATATTTGATCAAGATTCAGTTGCCACTCCGGCAGTATGTGCTATCACTACTGGTGATGGTTCTATTGGTTCGGTCAATATCATAAATGGTGGTGCAGGGTACAACGGTTTCTGGAGAATTAATTTACCTGATATCGGAGGATTAGGTGCTCATACACACATTATTGAAGTTTCTCAAGCAGAAGTGAATCAAATTAAAGCAGGTTCACCTATTACAAAAACAACACTAGACGCAGGGCATACTCATGATGTTACAATGTCATGGAACTCATTTGTAGAAGAATTTAATTTTGATGTATATGATGTTGTTGCGGGCCATGAACATGGACCGATCTCTTCTTCTAATGAAATTAACCCTGATATTCAATTACAGTTTATCGGTGATGGCACAAACGCCGCTGGTTATATTGTATTAGACGAGTCAGGAACGGTTGTTGATGTTATTATTACTAATTCTGGTATTGGATACACTAATATAACGGTTCAAACTTTAGGTGGTGCAGCCACAACGGATGCTACATTAAGTGGAAACTTAGTAAATGGTGCGGTTGTTTCTATTAACGTAAATACTCCAGGAGCAGGTTATACTGACTCTACTGCGGCAACAATCAATGTAGGAATTACATCAAGTTTATTTAACCCTTCTGAATTTACAGCTAAAGTGGGTGATACAATCCACTTCACTAATAATGATGCTGCAGCTCATACAGTAGAAAACGTTGAAGGTGCCTTTGCTTCTCCTTCGTTACCACAATCTGCTACTTGGGATTATGTTATTACTAAAGACACAGATATTACTGATATTTACAACCTAACGGGTTCTGGTATCGCACAAGACGGTAGAATGTATGTACGTGAAAATACTACATTCATTGATATCGTTTCAAATACTGGTGGTGGTTTACGTGCTAAAGGTACTATTAACGCTGCAGGCACATTGACTAACGTTGCTATTATAGAAAAAGGTTTTGGTTATACAAATGCAGATTCGGTAAGAGTTATTGACGTATCAGGTACTGGTGAAGGTGCTTACGCTACTGCAAATATAGACCGTAAAGTGATTGATATTACTATTGATAATGGTGGTGCTGGTTATGATGCAAATACTAGAATTCTTGTAGTTGACCCTTCAGGTAGAGACGTAAATGGAACTAAAGTATTTGGTTCTGGTGCTGTTATAACCCCTACTATTGACGCAAGTGGTACTATTACTGCTATTACGGTTAATAATCAAGGTTCTGGATACACAGACGTAGACTTCATTGTTCATGATGCTTCTGGGTTGGGTGCTGGTTTAGTATTAACTCCAAGTGTAGATTCATATGTAGAAAGTATTACTATGACCGCTCGTGGTGCTGGTTACACAAACCCTATTTGTATTGTTTCTGATTCAGTAGGAACATATGGTAATGGAAATGATGCAGGTAATTCTACTCAAAATAACGTTGCTGGTAACTTATTCACATCTACTGCTATCCTTAACGACGGAATCGGTTCGATTGTTGTTGTTGATGGTTGGAAAGATTATGTTGCAGGAACTCAACGTGTTACTATTGTTGATATTGATCCAAACCCTACTGGGTTTGGTGCTACTGCTACTGCTTCGTTGAATGCGGGTGGTGCGGTTTCTGGTATTACAATCACAAATTCTGGTACTTCATACAAACAACCACAAGTTACAGTTGACGGTGAGGTTCTATATTTTGGTGCTGTAATTAATGCAGTAAATACCAACATTGCATTATTCGGACCAGAAGGTAATACTAACGCAAGTCCATTCGCAGCTAATGGAGTATCTGATACTAACTTTAAGAACGGTGTTATGATTCAGTTTGGTAATGATGGTGGTCACTCAATTAACGACTCATGGACGTTTAAGTTACAGACATGGAAGAAAGGTACACCAGGAACACTAACATATAAGACATACCAATATGATGGTAGTTTAATTAACACACAGGGCACAATATCTTTAAGAGATATTTGGGAAGCTTAATACAAAGATATTACAATAGGAGTAAATTCAAATGGGAATGGACATATTAACCCTCGGGAAAATCAAAAAGATTGACGATAAGATCGACGGTGTCAATATTAACGTTGACGCTAAAATTGCACAACTAGAAATTGACACAAACACGTCGATCAGTGGTAGTGCATCTGATACAGCAAGCGCTGTTGCAACATTAACTTCTGACATGAACACGGCGATTGCCGCAATCAACGTTAATACTGTTACTGGTGATCACGCGGTTAGTGGGAATCAAACTACAGTTGGTACTGTTACAGCAAATACCTTTGTTGGAGATGGTGCTCAATTAACAGGACTAAACCCATTCCCAGATACTGCTTCATTACAGTCAGACGCATATTTAATGGCCAATCCTGCAGGGACAGTCTTTTGGGCAGAAACTGATTTTAAATTAAGAATAGTATATACTCAGGGATACATGATGGGTGGTTACCAAGGTAGTTCTCCTTGGAGAAATGTGAATAGAACTGTACACGCAACAGATATCACAACAAACTTAGGAGACGTTCTTGCACGATCTGGTGGTTATTGTACTGGTGGATTTTCTGACCTAGATGCGTTCTTATATGGATCGGGCAACACTATGGGTGCTTCGGCAAATGTTGAAGGATTCCATATGTTCTCCGAGACAGGGTTCTCTGTAAATAATATGACTGCATCAAGAAATGACTCTGGCGAATTCCAAAACCAAGAAGGAACTATGGCATATATTTATGGTGCTGGAACTGGTAATGTTGATAGACATAACTTCTCGTCTGGGTCGTTTACTAATATATACAGTGGAGATTCGTCAGACCATCAAAATTCAAATCAATGGGGTGACGACCTTCATGGGTTCCGTTCTAAAGGTTCTCAAAAAATGAATTTTTCAACAGAAGCTTGGAGTGCTTTTGCTAATGTTGTTGGTGCTCAAACTCACTCTAAAACTCTTCCTTCTAAACACGGTAGAATGTATATCGAAAACAACGGAAATAGTACAAGTGGAAGTCAGGTAGTAAAATACAACACTACTACATTCTCGGGTGCTAATACTGGTAACTTTAAAGCAGGTATTGGTGGTGAGACTAACTTTGAAATCGGACAAGAGCACGGGTATGGTTTAGGAGATTGTGGATCACATGGTTGTCAGTCTAATCACTCATACAAAACATATTATCATTCAGACTCACATACAGTTCTTGGTGCAGCTGGAGAAATTAAAGGACACCCTGGAGCATCTTCGGGTGGTTGCGGAACAAGAGGAGCATAATAATGTATATTTTATATAAAGAATCAGGCGCAGGATACCCAGCGTCAGTAGTACCTAAGTTTAATGTTAGAGGTAGAATAATCGCCCAGGTGGACGCAAACGACCCTATCAATTTCATCAAAGGTAATGTTAAAACCTTACCAGACAATATTGTTGAAACAGGCGCAATGTTTGTAGGAAAATGGAAAGATAAATATTACATATTAAGTGACGGACAACATTCTTCATCAAAGGAAACTAATGATGACGAAAAGGTTGATGTTGAATTGTCAGACGAAATAAAAGCAGCTTCTTTAAGTATCTTAAAAACTGTATTGATTTCTAATGTTGAAGACGTATTTGATTTTAGGTTTAAAGGATTAAACGCAGACGTTCCTGAACTAGAATATTCAACTTGGTCTGCTCAAGTTAAAGAATCAGACGCATATTCTGCAGACGACTCTGTTGCCACTCCAGTTCTTGATGTTTTATCAGAAGCAAGAGGAATTAGTGTTGCAGACTTGGTTGCTAAAATTTCATCTAACGTTGCTTCTTATAATATTGAGGTGTCTACTCTACTCGGACAACAGCAAGCAAAGGTTGACGAAATAACGTCCATTGATAATGTAAAAGACCTATTGGAATGGGATGAAGTTAATTTTGGTATTGAAATGCCATATAAAATCGCAGTCGAAAAGGGAGTTTCTTTTGAAGAAGGAGTTCTTCGTTCTACTCCAGTCATAACCGAAGTAAAGTTTTAAATAAAACTCGTTAAAAAATCCCATATATATATTTGTAGATAAGTAAATTATTATGAATATATTATGGGATTTTTAACACCTTTAAGATACATGTCAGCAAGTACCATTGTTGCGGCGATGTTTTTACACAGCCAGCCACACCTTTTTCCATATAACGTATATATTCACATGGTGGGAGCCATGTTATGGACTATTGTGGGGTTGTCCAGTAAAGATCGCGCGATACTTTTGAATTTTGCACCACAGATTCCTATTTTAGGAATCGGTATGATATTATAAACCAAACTAATTATATTATGGAGAACAAACAATGAGCAATACAATCAAACTAAAAGAAAGTAGCCTATACTCAACATTAGACGAATTTGGTCGGGAATTATTAGACTATTCGATGAATAGAACACAAGGGTATTCAAAATTTCAAATGGAAAACTTTGTAATTAACCCCGCAATTACCAATTACAGAAAAATGGATCAAGTTATGCTTGAGATCGAAAGCAGAACTCAAGTAGAACGTACTATTGTAATGGAAATTAAAACAAACAAGATTAAAATCGATATGTTAAAAGAAGATATTGAATCGTTTGAAGGAAGGAAAGGCAATAAACAACTACTTGAGATAGAATTAGAACGGTTGGAATATGATTTAGTGGTTAATACCAAAAGGCATAAGCAAGCATTCATGGAATTAGAAACGTTAATAAGTATCGTTTCTGATAACTTTGAAACGACAGAAGAAGTAGTTTCGATGCTTGAAGACGACATTGAAGAAAAGGAAGAAAAGTATTGGGTCACTCGTATGGCTAAACAAGCTGCAATGGATATGGTATCATCGGGGAGAATTGGTGTTGGTAATATGGACGCTATTGCTGGTATGCCCGAAGATAAACAAGTAGAAACTCTTGCTGTCGCATTACAATACAATCAAAGACTTAATGACGGAATGTCTCAAATCAACTCAAATGTATTGGAAGGTCTTCATACAAACGAAGGATCGTTGCCAAAGTTTGACGTTCCTTCTATCACTGATAAATTATTGGTGAAATTGGATGATGAATAGACTTTTTAGTTTACCAATTAATTCAAAATTAAACCTACAACAAACAGACCAATTCATATCAGAAGTAAGTGAAGTAAAAGGATACGTCCACGATTTATACTTCACTTGTAGGATGCCTCCATTTACTCAAGATGCGATGGGTGATATTTTTGAAGAAAAGGACTTTGTTCAAGTTGCGTTTAATGCTATGACTATTGGCAAGACTTTGGGTATTCCTGTATCTGCAACGTTTAACAACATACACATTTCCCCCAAACAAGAAAACCTTAATACTTTTATAGAATACTTCAAACCTTTATATGATATGGGTGTAACTACGGTAACTATACCCCACAGTCTTTGGATGGCAGGTGGACAACTCAAAAAGGCATTCCCTAAATTAACAGTAAAGAATACAATAATCCGTGATGTACACACTCCAAGCGAGGTTGTGTATCTAGGAAAGGTTGGATTTGATTTGGTCAATTTGGATAGAGATTTGATGAGGGATAAAGACACCTTATTGAAAATTAAAGAAGCACGAGATTTTGTAAGGAAGGTGTATAATCCCGACTTTAAAGTTTCTTTGTTGGTGAACGAAGGGTGTGTTGGTGAATGCCCAGTAATGGACGAACATTTTACATTCAATTCAACAAGGGTTGCAGACGATGTTCCATATTTCTTCGATACAATAAGTAAAAACAGTTGCCCTAAATGGGAAACCGAAGACCCTTCGCACAGTTTAAAGATAGCAAACCTATCACCTTGGAAAGAGGATTGGGACGAATATATAAATGAATTAGGTATTGACGTATTTAAGTTGCACGGAAGGGAAGACCTAAGAAGACAATTTGAAAGTATAGAATTAATAAAACGATTCAAAGACAACGAGACTTTTGTATTCAAAGACTTCGAGAGTTATATAGGTGAGTCTAATTTAGAAAACAAACCAATTAAGGTTTGGAGAGATAAGATTAGAAATTGCAAATTCGATTGCTGGAAGTGTCATTACTGTGACGACGTGTCCAACGCCAAACGCGAAGACGAATTTTACACAACACACCCATACGCAGAACACGTTAAATCTTCGTTAATAGAAGCATTTGAATTTGATGGAGTGATGAACGATATTGTAGGTTTGACTTCAGAAAAGGTTAAATTCTTATTAAATAAAATAGGTTCTATGCCTGACGCAAGGTATTTAGAAATAGGTTCTTTCCAAGGAGCAACATTATGTTCTACTTTACAAGACAACTCGATGTCTGCAATAGCAGTAGATGATTGGAGCAGTGAGAAAATAGAACCGTTGAGAGATGTTGATGGTTGGGAAAGTGAAGAAGAATTACCAAAAGACGTATTCATTAAGAATGTAGAAAGGTATGCAAAGAACAGTAATGTTACTGTTATGAATGGGAGGATGGAAGAGTTAAATGTTGAAGAATTTCCATTCAAACCTAATATCATTTTTTATGATGGACCTCATAGTTATACAGACCAATATCATATCTTTGAAAAACTAGACGCAATGATTGACGATGTTTTCATTTGGATCACAGACGACTACAATTGGAGACAAGTGGAAGATGCTGTGTCTAGAGCATACACGGACATGAAATATGAAGTAATATATGATAAGAAAATATTCACTAAAGGGGAAGACCCAGAAGATTTCTGGAATGGATTGAGGGTTTCTGTACTACGTAAATCAATTAAGTTAAATAATACTTGACTTTTGCATCACGATATGGTATAATATAATATGACATTACAATAATAATACAATAATAAGGTGAATAAAATAATCAACTCAATAACAATAGTAGGAGGAGGTTCTACTGGTTGGATAACAGCCGCCCATCTATCTAAAAACTTACCATCTAACGTAGATATAACGTTAATCGCTTCTAGTAAAATTGGCACGATTGGAGTGGGGGAAGGAACTCAACCATTTACTACTGCATTTTTACAAGAATGTGGATTACAGCCATGGGATTGGATGAAAGACTCCGATGCTACCTTTAAGTTGGGTGTAGAGTTTGTAGGTTGGTCAGACAACCCAATTTTTATCGACAATGATACTCAAGAAATGGCAGTGCTTGGTCCAGGAATAATGATGCATGATTATGTATTAGGAAAGAATATCTCCAAAAAAGACTTTGCAAATTGGACACCTTCTTATAGGTTGGCAAAAGAGAACAAGTCCCCTAAATGTGGTGATCCAAGGTTAGATTTCACCCAAGGGTACACATCATTACCGTGGGACGCGTATCATTTTAACGCAGATCGGTTAGGGGAGGTATTAAAGAAATCTTGTATAGACAAGGTTAAGTACATAGACGACCTGGTAACCAACATAGAAACTGACGATAATGGTATTGCCTTCTTAGAGACAGAACATAATGGGTTATTAATATCGGACCTTTATATCGACGCAACTGGGTTTAAGTCTATGTTATTAGAGGGTGCACTAGGAGAAGAATTCGACTCCTTAGAGGACACTTTATTATGTAATCGTGCGATTGCAATACCTACACAATACAAAGACAAAGAACAAGAGATGCACCCATATACTAAGTCTATTGCAATGAAATCTGGTTGGAGGTGGGCTATACCAACGTTCTCTCGGATAGGAAACGGTTACGTATATTCTGATAAATATTGCACCCCAGAAGAAGCGGAGCAAGAATTGAGAGAATCAATTGGTGATTTTGATACTCCTGCAAATCATATTAAAATGAAAACAGGAACACATAAGAATATAGCAATCAAAAACGTATATGCTACTGGACTTGCGGCTGCCTTTGCAGAACCACTAGAAGCCACGGGTATTACGTTTTCAACTAAGGGTGTCCAAAACCTAACGTCAGCTTTGTTAAATAACAATATGCAATATAATGAAAAGGTGGCCAAATGGTTATCGGATGAGTATCATATGCAGGTAAATGAAATTGTAGATTTCATATTCTTACACTACCACCTTGCACCTAAGAACGACACACCGTTTTGGAAAGCAGTACACGAAATAGATATTCCAACAACAACACAATCAATCTTAGATAAATTTGTAAATTCACCACCTCACCATTTAACAGAAAAACCACTGTTTACTATGTTTCATGTTGGTCAATGGTTTGAACTGATACATGGATTTGGTGCATATGATAATGAGCCGTTAGGAAAGGAAGTTCAATTTGACATCAATATAGAAAATTATGGTGATATTATGTGGGAAACATATACTTCTAGAACAGACAAAGAAATTGAATTATTTCCGAATCATTATAAATATTTACGAGACTTTTATCAATAGATTACCTCCATATAATTAAGTAGTTATATGGAGGCGATTTCGACTCATAATAACCAAACGACATTAGTGTACGTCTTAATCAGAAAATAATTATCTGGACTCACTTTACACAGTTTTGGATATTATCAATTAAATGATAAGGAGAAATAAAAATGGAAATTTTATTTGCATTTGTTTTAAAGAAACAAGTATATTTGTTATATTTGTTGGGAGTTATGATATCAGCAGGTATTATTAAAGAGAGAGAATACTTTAATGACCTATTCAATATTATTGTAGGTAAGATTAAATCAAAGAGATTGATTGTAACATTGACATCTCTTGTGACTGGTGTCTTACCTATCCCTGGAAGGGTAACAGTATCAGCAGGAGTGTTAAGTACATTAGCGCCTGATGATGATACTCATGAGCATAGAAAGTCAAGATCAAAGTTTGGTATTATAGATTATTTAGCGACCCATCACTATTACTTGTGGAGTCCGTTAGAGAAAACTATCATTGTTCCTATGGCAGCCCTTGGTTTAAGTTACTCAGAGATGTTATCATACACTGGAGGATTGTTAGCAATAACTGCGTTCTATATTGGGTGGTATATATTTGGTAAGATGTCGGAAGATGACATTACATTAAATGTTAAAACTCAACCAATTAATTGGAATCGTTTAATGTTTGGGGCAATGCCTTTATTTGTGGCAATCGGTGCATTAGTTGCTGGTGGTACTCATTGGATGACCTTTGGTATTCTAACTGTGTATTATATTATGTATTCGGGTATCTTTAGTTTATCTAAATTAAATTCCTTTGTAAATTGGAATTTAATGGGTGTGCTTGCTTTAGTTATTATTGCATCCAATATCGTAGGTTCTAATTATGCCGAAATTAAGTCATTCTTAGAAGCATCAAGTGTTCTTGATATGAATACTTTAATTGGATTTTTGAGTATTTCTGCTATTGCATACGGTTCTTCGTTTTTATTGGGATCGTCTGGTAAATATGCTGGTATTGTTGCGTTACTTGCTATGATATACGGTGTTGAATATTTAACGTGGTTCATTGCGTTAGAGTTCTCAGCATACTTAATTAGTCCAACACATAAGTGTACTCATATTGGTCGAATGTATTTTGGCACTAGTATGAAGAAATATTATGCTGTTGTTAGTTTATGGACGGCAATTATGATTGGTTATGCGGCTCTGGTAACATTACCATAAGTATTAAACCACCTTCGGGTGGTTTTTTTACGTCTATTATAAGAGACTTGTTTATATAAATATAGTAATTACGTAAATAAATTATTATACAAGGAAATTCCCAATGGAAGATTTAAACAACATTAGGGACTCTATTGATATTATGAAAGAACGAATCACTCGCCTCGAAGAAAAGATGAAGACTGTTTATCACAGAACACAACGCATCGAGGATAAGTTGGATAAGTTGATTGAGCAAGGACAGGGTCAAAATATAGACATTGCAACAAATCAAATTCAAATCGGAAATGGTGAGAGAATGTTTTGGCTTGTGGCGTCCGCAGTAATTGGATTAGTTATGTATTGGTTAAAGGGTTAATATTATGATTGAATTATTATTTGATTTTGAGATGTTTTTAAGTATTATGGTATCCACATTAGGTTTCGGTGGATTCTTTTTCACACTGAAACATAGAAAGTTTTATTCTGTGTGGGCAAGGTCATCAATATTATTGGGGTCGTTGACTTCATTTTTACACCTATACAACTTTGAATATATCAGAGAAACTTTGTTGATGTCTGAATATGCTATGGTTTGTATATTAGTAGAGACAATGTTTAGTTTATCTATATTACTATTCACATTTACTATATTAAGGTTCAAATGGAAATGGCAGGTTGACGTACATAATCACTGTACGGCTGCCGAATGTCCTCTTGTTCAAAAGTATAAATAGTATTAAAATAAGAGAGTTATTATGGCAAAGGTACAATCAGCAACAGAATTAAAAGAATACGCATACCGTAGATTGGGTTATCCAAAGGTAGAAATACAAGTGGACGATACTCAGGCAATGGATCGTATTGACGATGCTGTTCAATTATTCGTAGAACGACATTTTGATGGTGTTGAAGAAAAGTATATCACTATCACGTTTGATGCTACAGATGAAGCAAATCAGTATATCACTATGCCAGATGATGTGATTGCCGTTACTCGCATTTACGAACCTGGAAGATATTCTTCAGAAGCAATGAGTGATGTTAGATATAAAATTATGTTTGACCAAATGTTCGATATGACTAAAGTTAGTATGCAATACTACGAAATGACTATGCAGAACCTTTCTATGATATCTGATTACTTTAATCCAGACAGAACATTCACATTCAACAAAGCAAACAATCGTTTATATTCTCATTCTGGAACAATCTTAGGTCCATCTTGTAAAGTTAAAGGTGTTTGTTCTGATGTTGCGTTTACGACTGATGCTACTTGTACTGCTGGTGCAGGAACTTGGACAGCATATTCTTCTGAGTCAGTTTGCGAAGCAGCTGGGTCATTGTGGTACGAAGGAAGTAAAATGATGCTTCGTGGTTTTGTTGGTTTAAATCCAGACGAAACTGCTGGCTATGCTCTTGATGTATATAACGATGAGTGGATGAAGAAGTACACTACTGCTCTTATTAAGAAGCAGTGGGGTTCAAATATGAAACAATTTGACGGAATGCCATTACCTGGAGGAATCGTTGTTAATGGACAACAACTCTGGGATGAAGCAAACGAAGAAATTCTAAGATTAGAAGAACAATTCTCGCTTGAGTATGAAATGCCAACTAACTTTTTGGTAGGTTAATCAAATGGGTATGTTTGACAATATGTCCAAATCAACAATGATTAAGGATATGGTTGAAGAAATAGTAGAAACCATTGGATTCTCCGCTAAGTATCTACCACGTAAGTATAAAAACTTAGATCCAATTTTTGGAGAAGATCCAACAAGTCATTTTGATACGGTATGGACTTTGAATATTCTCGTAGACGAATATCAAGACTACGGTGATGTTGGAGATTTCTATTCTAAATTCGGTGTTCAAGTAACAGACGAAATGAAGGTGTCTTTTACTAAGAAATCATTTGCAGAGCAAACAGTTGCAACGGATGACGATATGCCGATTGCTGGAGACTTATTATACTTTGGAGACCTTGAGGCATTGTTTCAAGTATCGTTCGTAGGCAACGATTCTTCGTTCTACCCTACACCAGATGGCCCTCAACACGTATGGCAATTAACCCTTAAACCTTGGGAATATGGTCATGAAGATATTGTTGTTGCTGATTCTGAGATAGAAGGACTAGAAGCAGATATTAAATCTAATTTGAATAACGAATTAGGCACACCAGATTGGGATGTAGAAGACGACGATGTATTAAACTTCGAAGAAATGAACCCATTCGGAACAATAGGATAATATTATGTTTGGAACTACTTGGTATCATGGGACTACACGTAAACTTATTGTAGCATTTGCGTCAGTATTTAATAACATTCACGTACAAAGAAAAGAATCAGACGGCACTTTAGTTACAGATATTAAAGTACCTATCGCATATGAGTCTCAAATGAAGTATATGGCGAGATTGATTAAAGATTCTAAAAAGAATAGACAAGTCCCTAGAATGGGATTTATCATGAATGGTATGGAGATAGACCCTGCACGTTCTATGAATCAAATGAACGAATTATCATTTGCACACGATTCAGACGATACTAAAATGCATAAGATTTATGCACCGATACCGTATAATTTTAACTTTACATTAGATGTTTATGTAGATTACATGGACGATGGTTTACAAATTATTGAACAAATCGTTCCTTACTTTCAACCAGATTTTAACGTTGTTATTGAAGAAATCCCAGCATTGAATATAGAACGTGATATTCCTATTGTTCTCGGTGGAATCACAATGACTGATGAATTTGAAGGTGAATTTGGCGAACACAGAATTGTCAATTGGACATTAGATTTTGTAATGAAAGGTTGGGTTTATCCTCCTGTTACCGATGCTAAAATTATTAAAGAAATTATTACTAATTACAAACTTGCTGGGGCAGATGGCGATTTTGATTTTTCAAACTCTCCTATTATGGAACAAGTTAGAGAATCGGTCAACCCGATGACATCAGATGTTGATGACCCGTGGACAACTAAAGTCGAAGCAGGACACCCTGACAACCCTGATGACGCAACAGACGTTGATACTATGAGTGAAGTTAAGTGGCCAGTAGAGTAAACAGTGAGATTATATTATGACAAAGAAAACAGTGAACGAAAAATTAGACGATGAACTTTTAGGTTCGAGTGATATCATTATGGAGTTTGAAAATCCAGAAGAAATTATGGAGGCTGCAGAAATCGTTTTAGAAGAAACTAAAGCAATGTCTGAAAATAAAGAAAGAGGTATTGTCCCTAAAAGAGAAGTTGTGTCTAATGCTATGACAGGCGATTTAGACGATGACTATGAATTCGCAAGAGATAATTTATACAATCTAGTAGATAAAGGAAACGAAGCACTAGAAGGTATTATTAGTCTTGCGAAAGAAATGGAACACCCAAGAGCATACGAAGTTGCTTCTGGGTTAATTAAATCTGTTACAGATACAACGATGGAGTTGTTGAAGATGCAGAAAGAACTACAGATTATGAAAGGGGAAAAACCATCAGGCAACTCAACGACCAATAATAATTTATATGTTGGTTCTACTGCTGATTTACAAGCATTATTAAAGGGTAAAGATTTAAAATGATATCACAAGAACAACAAGTAAAAAACGAAATATTAGTTAAACATAAAAAAGAAACTCGCTTACAGTCGTTTGGTATGATTATAGGTATTATGACTACGATGTTTGTAGCAATGACTATGATGGATATGTTTAAATTAGTACAGGTTATGAAAGTCGAACAAACAGTAATTAAAGCATTTGTATCTGCTAGAACAGGAATGCCTTTAAAAGTTCAAAAGATTGCTAGAGAAGAATTGAAACTACACAGACAAGAAGATATTATCAAATTAGAAGAATTGGATTTGAGAATTTTATATTTAGAAAAACAACACGAATAAACAAAAACACTTTATATTATGGCAAAGACAATTTATCTAGGAAATCCTAATCTTAAACGACAAAACGTTGAGATTGATTACACCGAAGAACAAATTCAAGAATATGTGAAGTGTCGGGACGACCCTATTTACTTTGTGAAAAATTACATTCATATTGTAAACCTTGATAAGGGTTTGATAAAATTTGAATTATATCCTTTTCAAGAAAATTTAATCAATACAATACATACAAACCGTTTCACAATCGTGAAATGTCCACGTCAGTCTGGTAAATCACAAACGTCTCTGGCGTTTATGCTTCACTATATTCTATTCAACGACCAAAAGAATGTTGCTATACTCGCCAATAAATCGGCAACGTCTAGAGAACTTCTTGGTAGACTTCAATTTGCATACGAGAAGTTGCCGATGTGGTTACAACAAGGTGTAATGGAATGGAACAAAGGTTCTATTGAACTAGAAAATGGTTCTCGAATCCTTGCTGGTTCAACATCTTCAAGTTCTATTCGTGGTTACTCATTTAACCTAATTTTTCTAGACGAGTTTGCATTCGTACAACAGGGTATGGCAGAAGATTTCTTCCGTTCAGTATATCCTACAATTTCTTCAGGTAAAGATTCTAAAGTAATTATAGTATCAACACCCAACGGAATGAACCACTTTTATAAAATGTGGTTAGATGCCGTTGAACATAGAAACACATACAAAGCATTTGAAATTAATTATTGGGATGTTCCAGGACGAGATGCCGCTTGGAAGGCAGAAACTATTGCCAATACTTCCGAAGAACAATTCAAACAAGAATTCGAATGTGAGTTCTTAGGTTCGGCAGGTACATTAATCAACCCCGCTAAATTACATTCTTTGGTAATGAGAGATCCGATATATAGAAAAGACGACTTGAAGGTATATGAAGAAACAGTAGAAAATCATTCATACGTAATTGCAGTTGACGTTGCTGAGGGTAGAGGACAAGATTATTCATCAATGAATGTTGTTGATGTATCAAAACTACCTTTTGTTCAAGTTGCGACGTATCGGTCAAATGAAATTTCCCCACTATTATTCCCACATTACATAATGCAAGTTGCTCAGGCATATAACGAAGCAACCGTTATTATTGAATCAAATGGTCCAGGAGCAGAAGTTGCTAATATTCTACATTACGACTTAGAGTACGATAACACCATTAACGAATCTGGTGTTCATAATAAACTTGGTAGAAAAATGACTAGTCGTATTAAGGCAATTGGTTGCTCAAATATGAAAGATTTAATTGAAGGTGATAAATTAATAGTCAATGACCCAGATACCATCACAGAACTATCTATGTTTGTGACCAAAGGTAAATCTTGGGCTGGTGAAGGCGACGGTCATGATGATATGGTTATGGGTCTAGTTATGTTTAGTTGGTTATCAACTCAACCAGAGTTTAAAGAATTGACTGATATGGAATTGCGAGTAAGGTTATATGCAAATAAGATATACGAAATTGAAGAAGAATTAACCCCATTTGGATTTATCGACGGCGATGGATACGAAGACGGTGAGATAGTTGTAGAGGGCGGTGAAGTGTGGACAGTCCAGCCTGGAAGTATGTTGTTCTAAAGTTTGGTTTTTTATAAATAGTTGTATCGAAATAATAATGTTTCGACAAACTTATTTTTTAAATATAGGAGAATGACAATGGGATTTCAATTAAGTCCAGGCGTTCAAACAAAGGAATTTGATTTGAGTACGTCTATCCCTGCAGTTGCTACCAGTTTAGGTGCTACAGTTGGTCGCTTTACATGGGGACCTTGCTTTGATGCAACTTTGGTAGCCTCAGAGAGCAATCTGGTTAGTGTTTTTGGTAAACCAAATGCAGATTCATACCCGTCGTTTTTGACTTCTGCAGCCTTTTTAAGTTACTCTAACTCACTACAAGTGGTTCGTGTAGTTGACGCTACTGCTACTAATGCTAACGCATCTGGTACTGGAGTTTTGATTAAAAATGCTGAAGATTTTGATACACAGATGGATTCAGGTACATTAACAGAAGGTTTTTATGCACGTTACCCAGGAGCATACGGTAATAGCATTACAGTAGAAACTGCTGACGAAGCAGGATACGCAACTTGGGCATATGCAGGTGCGTTTGACGTATCTCCGGCTGCTTCTAACAGTGAAATGGCAATTGCCGTTTTAGTTGGTGGTGTTGTTGCTGAAGCACATATCGTTTCTACAGTTGACGGCAATAAGAACGCAGATGGCAATAACATCTTCGTTGAGAAAATCATTAACGACACATCAAAGTTAATCTTAGCAGTAAATGCTAACGTTGCTAATGGTACTGCTTCAACAGTTTTTGCTAATGGTGCTGACTCAGGTGTTGGTGAAGACGACTATAAACTAGGTTGGGACTTATTTGCTAATGCAGATGAAATTAATGTTTCTATTCTAGTTGCTGGTGGTGTTACTAATGAAGCAAAAGCAACTGCTTATGCCGTTCAAAAGTACATGGTTGAGTCTATTGCTGAAGTTCGTAAGGACTGTTTTGCAATGTTATCTCCTGCTAAAGAAGACGTAGTAAACGTTGGTGGTGCATCTACTGCAGTATCTAATGTTATTGCTTCACGTAAAGACGTATCATTTAATGTTGCTTCTTCTTACGGTTCTTTAGACGCTAACTACAAATACACATACGACAAGTATAATGACACATATCGTTGGATCGGTTTTAGTGGTGATACTGCAGGTTTACTTGCATACACTGACTCTACTCGTGACGCTTGGTGGTCACCTGCTGGTTTAAATCGTGGTCAAATTAAGAATGTTGTTAAATTAGCATACAACCCTTCTTCGACTTTACGTGACCAGTTATACATGTTACCTAATGGTATTAACCCAATCGTTTCTTTCCCAGGTCAAGGCACTGTGCTTTGGGGTGATAGAACTTTACTTACAAAACCTTCTGCTTTTGACAGAATCAATGTTCGTAGATTATTCATCGTTATTGAGAAAGCAATTGCAATTTCTGCTAAATACTTCTTGTTTGAATTTAACAACAAGTACACTCGTAGAAACTTTGTGAATATGGTTAATCCTTACCTTGGAGGAATTCAAGGAAAACAGGGTATGTATGACTTTTATGTTCAATGTGATGAGACAAACAATACTGGTGAAGTGATTGATGCTAACCAATTTGTTGCTAGTATGTTTATTAAACCTGCTAAGTCAATTAATTACATTACTTTGAACTTTGTTGCAACTAAAACTGGCGTTGACTTCTCTGAAGTTATCGGTCAGGTATAATAAGGGAGAATTAAAATGAATTACGATACTTTTAGTTCACAATTAAAATCACAGAACTACGCAAGAAGTAATCTGTTTGAAGTATTCATCGGACTAGCTGGACAAGACCAGAAGTTTGTTTGTAAGTCTGCTTCATTACCTGCTACTTCTGTTGGTGTTATTGAAGTTCCTTACCAGAACCGTAAGTTAAAGGTTCCAGGTGATAGAACGTTCCAAGATTGGACAGTTACAATTATCAACGATGAGTCTATGTCTGTACGTAAAGAATTACTTGCGTGGCAGAACGATATTCAAGGTTTCCAAAACTTTGGTTCTAATGGCGATACACCAAGAGATCACCACAGAATATTAACAGTTACTCCTATGGATAGAACCATGGGTGCAATTGGAGATACTGAGGTTGATTTATATGGTTGGCCTTCAGAGATCGGTTCTATCGATCTAAGTTGGGAAACTGCTGATACTGTACAAGAATACACAGTAACATTCAGTATTACTCATGATAATAGTGTTCAATAACCATTATAAATATTACTATAATATTAATTAATGGTTAGGATATACAATGGAATTATTCGGTTATAAAGTTGAAAAACAAATAGGTTCTGCGACGATTGAAAAGGGGTCAAACTCTTTCGTCCCGCCGGACTTAAACGATGGTTCCACTGTTATCAACGGTGGAGGAATAAACGCCTTCGCCACCAATTTTGACGTATCTTTCAAAAACCAGAAAGATTTGATTGGGCAATACAGAGAAACTTCACAAAATCCCGAGGCAGAACTTGCTATCGACGATGTTGTTAATGAAGCAATTGTATTGGACCCATATAAGGACGCGGTATTGATTCATCTGGATAAACTAGATGCTTCAGATAATATCAAGAAAGTTATTACAGAAGAATTTGATGTAATTACTAGAAAACTAGAATTTAATAATTCTGGACCTGATATTTTTAAGCGTTGGTACGTTGATGGTGCTATTCACTATCACATAATTTTTGACAATGATAATGTCAAGAAAGGTATTAAGGAGTTGAGATATATCGACTCTATGGATATCAAGAAAGTAAAAGAAGTAACAAAAGATAAAGATAAAAATGGCATAGAAGTAGTTAAGAAAGTAGACGAATATTGGGTTTACAATACAGAAACTATGACTGGCATACAATCTTTAAGAGTTGCAGATGAGTCGATCGCCACTTCGGATAGTGGTTTATTTGATTCAGGAAAAGAAGTTACATTGTCTTATTTACATAAAGCAATGAAACCTATTAATCAACTTCGTATGCTAGAAGATGCGATGGTGATTTACAGAATTACAAGAGCACCAGAAAGACGTGTGTTCTATATTGATGTTGGTAATCTTCCTAAAACGAAGGCTGAGCAATATCTTAGAAACATCATGAACAAGTTTAAAAACAAAATGGTTTATGATGCTTCGACTGGTAAAGTCAAAGACGGTAAGAATTCAATGTCTATGATGGAAGATTTTTGGTTACCAAGAAAAGAAGGTGGGCGTGGTACTGAAGTTACTACATTGCCTGGTGGTCAAAACTTAGGTGATATGGACGACGTGATGTATTTTCAAAAGAAAGTATATCAAGCACTTCATGTTCCACCATCTAGAATGGATCAAGACCAAACATGGGGATTTGGACGTTCTGGTGAAATTAGCAGAGACGAATTGAAGTTTACTAAGTTTGTTTCTAAGTTAAGAAAACGTTTTTCAGATTTATTCTTTACCTTACTTCGCACTCAATTGATTGCGAAGGGTATTATAAGTAAGAGTGAATGGAACGTTTATAGAGAACAAATTGAGTTCGTATTTGCGGATGATGGTTACTTTAGTGAAATAAAGAAACTTGAAATGATGAACCAAAGAATTGAAATGTTAGATACTATTACTAACGGTGAAATGATTGGTCGTTACTACTCTATTGAATGGGTACGTAAGAACATCCTTATGCAAACGGACGAAGAAATTGCCGATATGGATAAGTTGATGGCAAAAGAAAAAGGAGACACACCTACAGATGATGAAGGTATGTCTACCGATACATATTAAAATTAAGGAAATATTATGAGCAATTTAGAAAATTTAATTAAATACGCAAGAGAAAAGAAAGCAACTGCGTTTAAAGACACATTTACTGCAGAAATATCAGATAGAGTATCCGCAAAATTAGATTCAATGAAACAATCAATTGCTAAGACAATGTTTGCTAAAGCAGATAAGTAACTCCGGAGAAGATTCATGAAAATGTTTAAACAAATAAGAGAAGAACTAGAAGACGAAACGTTGGATGTATATACGTTTACTTCTGAGCAGTGGGACGAATTGTCAGAAGAAGAACAAGACGACTTTGAAGACTTTGAAGTTGACGGTGAATATGAAGCAGAAAACGGTTCTTCTATTTGGGTTGTTGGTGACGAAGAGTTTGATGTTTTAGGTGTTATGGATGACGAAGACGATATTGAAGAAGCAACTAAATATTCAGGGCGTTCTCGTAGACAAGTTCATATGACTCAAATTAAAAAACGTCGTATGAAAGGTCGCAATAGACAACAGAAACTTAAAACTAACATCAAACGTAAGAAGGCAAATAATAAAATTAAAATCAAACGTAATAGATTAAAAATCACAAGACGTTTTGGTAGTGGTGATAAGTCTGGACGTTCTGGTAAGATTGGTGCTCAACGTAAGAGACGTGGTGGCAGAACAATTACACATAAAGGTTAAAGGAGAATATTATGAGATTAACAGAATCAATTAATAATGTATTGAATGAATCAATTCCAGGTCCAGTTTTAAAATCAGCAAAGAGTGATTTTAAAAAGGCAAAAGGAAGTTTTGACGGAGCAGTAGATTATCTAGGTGATATTGCAGACGATATCAGAACATATGATCCGAAGACTGCTGCACGAGTAACGGAATTATACAGACAGATGTTGAAGGTACAATCCACTTTCGGTAAAGTTAAACTTTAGGAGAAACGTTATGAGACTAATTTCCGAAATAAATGAATCAGTAAATTACATCACTGAAGGTAAAGGCAAAGACCTTTATATTGAAGGTGTATTTTTACAAGCAGATTTAAAGAATCGTAATGGACGTATGTATCCTGGTGCGATTATGGAAACCGAAGTTAAACGTTATACTGAAACGTACATCGATAAGAAACGTGCGTTTGGTGAATTAGGACATCCTGATGGACCTACGATTAACCTTGACCGTGTATCTCATATGATTACGGCATTAGTTAAAGAAGGAAGTAACTACATTGGTAAAGCAAAAGTTACGGACACTCCTCACGGAAACATTGTAAAGAATTTAATTAACGAAGGAGCTCAACTAGGTGTATCATCACGTGGTATGGGTACGTTAAAGGCCAATAAACAAGGAATTCAAGAAGTACAAAGTGACTTCTACCTTGCTACTGCCGCAGATATTGTGGCAGACCCCTCTGCACCAGATGCATTTGTAAATGGCATCATGGAAGGAAAGGAATGGGTTTGGGACAACGGAGTTATCAAGGAACATGATATTGCAGAAATGAAGAAAGAGATTGAGTCTACGAGTAAATCTAAACTAACTGGTTTAGAAGCACGTATTTTCGAGAAATTTATGAGTGGTTTGTAATAAATAGTTAATTGTTAAAGTAATTAGTTTTATAAATAATAGTAATTAGAAATAAAAACTAATTTAAGATTATAATCAAAATATATTAGGAGAACCTAAGATGAAGTTAAAAACAGAAACTGGCGAAATGTTAGTTCTAGATGAAGCACAGGAATTTTATATTTCTGAAGATGCTAAATCTGACACTTCAATTGATGTATCTGAAGTTGATGCGTTATTAGAGTCTGGCGATTTAGAAATCGTTGCAGAAGAGTCTGATGAAGTTGTTGAAGCAGCTGCACCAAAAGCAACTAAGTTAAAGAAGAAAAAGATTAAGGCAGATGGTTCTGGCGAAGTTGAAGTATTCGAAGACGAAGACGAAGATGGTGACGACGAAGACGAAGATGACGAAGTTGAAGAAGACAAAAAAGTTATTGCTAAAGAAGAAGTAGAGTTAGAAGTAGATGTTAAGGAAGACATGAACGCATTGTTCGACGGTCAAGAATTAACTGAAGATTTCAAAACTCGTACAACTTTAGTATTTGAAACTGCTGTTAAATCAAACGTTAAAGCAAATTTAGCATTAATTGAAGAGAAGATGGAAGCAGAATTAACTGCTAAAACTGATGCTCTTTTAGAAGATGTTACTGCTAAACTAGACGGATACCTTGATTACATGGTAACTGAATGGGTTGAAGAGAATGCTGTTGCGGTTGAAAATGGACTTAAAAATGAAATCCTTGAAGATTTTGTTGGTGGTTTACAGACATTATTTGCTGAAAATTACATTGAGATTCCAGAAGACAAATTCAACGTAGTTGATGAGCAAGCAATTGAAATTGCTGGTCTTAAAGAAGAATTAGACGCAGAAATGAATAAGAATGTGGAAGCACGTTCAGCATTGAATGATGCTACTGCGAAAGATATTTTCGGTACAGTTTCTGAAGATTTGACTATGACACAAGTTGAAAAACTTACTTCTCTTGCAGAAGGTGTTGTATTCGAAGACGCAGAGTCTTATACAGAAAAGTTAGAAACTCTGAAGGAAGCATACTTCCCTACAGAAGAAAGGAAAGAAGAAGTGATTGCTGAAGGTAAAACTGAAGTAAAAGATTCTGAAGAAATGAGCGAATCAATGAAACGCATCGTATCTTCACTTTCAAGTTCAAAAGAAGCAAGCATCTTAGGTGCTTAACATTTATAGTTAATAAGGAGAAAACATAATGTTTTTATCAGAAGAAATTAAAGATAAGTGGCAGCCGGTTATGGAGCATGCAGATGTTCCAAGCATTAAAGATGCTACTAAACGTGCAATCACTTTACGTCTTTTAGAAAATCAACAAACTGCGTTAGATGAAGCTAACGTTACAGGTGCTAATGTAGATAACTGGGATCCTATCCTAATCTCATTAGTTCGTCGTACTATGCCACAATTAATGGCATATGACACAATTGGTGTACAACCAATGTCAGGTCCTACAGGTCTTATCTTTGCAATGAAATCTCATTACACTGGTGAAGCATCTACTGGTGCTGAAGCACTTACTTTACCTGCTGGAGCTCCTGATACGGACTTCGCTGGTGACGATGGTACTGCTGATGCAATGACTACTGCTCAAGGTGAAGCATTAGGTGGATTTGGTGGCGGTGCTACTACTTACAACGAAATGTCTTTCTCAATTGAGAAGTCTAGTGTTACAGCTAAGACTAAGGCTCTTAAAGCAAAATACTCTTTAGAGTTAGCACAAGACCTTAAAGCAATCCACGGTTTAGATGCTGAGACTGAATTGTCTAACATCCTTTCTGGTGAGATCCTTGCTGAAATCAATCGTGAAATCATCACTACTATTAGTTCACAAGCAACTGCTGGTGCAACTACTGGTACTACTTTAGCAGGAACGTTTGACGTTGCTGATGCAGTTGATAACCGTGGTGCTCGTTGGGGTGGTGAACGTTATAAGTCACTACTTGTACAAATCAACCGTGAAGCAAACTTAATTGCTAAGAACACTGGTCGTGGACGTGGTAACTGGTTAATCGTATCTCCAGATGTTGCATCTGCTCTTGATATGGTTTCTGGTCTTGCTGAGCCTTCAATGTCTCTTGACAATGGTGCTCAACCTGACGTTACTAACAGTGTATTCGCTGGTACATTAGGTGGTAAGTTTAAGGTTTACGTTGACCAATTTGCATCTGCTGATACAGTAGTTGTAGGTTTTAAAGGTTCTAACATGTATGATGCTGGTATGTTCTACTGCCCATACGTTCCTTTACAAATGATGAAGTCAATCGGTGAAGAAGATTTCCAACCGCGTCTTGGATTCAAGACTCGTTATGGTATGACTCATAACCCATTTGCGACTGGTACTGCTGGTGCAAACCCGTACTTCCGCAAGTTTACTGTTACTAACCTGTAATAGTTAAAAAGTTTCCCCTACCTTGGGAAAACCGTTGAGTCTATACCTAAACCCATAGACTCTCATGAAACCCCCTTAATTGGGGGTTTTTTGTGGGCGATTATAAATTATTATAAATATAGGTATGAAAAATCAAAATTTAAACCTCGCAAAATCAACCAATTATAAATTAGTTATTGGGGCAATCCCAGGCGTTGACCTATGGTTGAAAACAGCAATGTTGCCTACAATTACAACAAACGAAGTTCCAATCGCAAACCCAGTTGTTGGTAATATTTACAGACCTACTTCTACTCCAGTTTATGCACCATTAATGGTAACGTTTCTTGTTGATGAAGATTTGAGTAATTATAATGAAGTATTAAAATGGATGTATGAATCATCAGGTCCGGATGCATCAAAACGAACGGTAAATGACGCAGATATGATGCATGATGCATCACTACACATTCTATCAAATAACAAGAATGCTACTGATATGGTATATACATTCCATAATATGTTCCCAACTATTCTTGGAGAATTGCAGTTTAATAATGAATCGGCAGAAGAACTCCTTACCGATATAACACTTCAATTCGACTATATGACATTTACTCAAAAATAACTTGACATTTAGACAAAAGTATAGTATAATATCTATATGAATATAGAACAATTAGAAACCCAAGTAGATAAAGATTTATACCTAGACGAAACAATTCTAGCAAAAGAATCTTTAGCAACACCACTCAAACACAACAAATACCTTAAAATGGTACTTCGTGAACGTTTGAAATTAAAGAAATTAAAAACCGAACTATATAGAGTATCATTAGGTAGAACTAACTATTACAACGGAAACGACCCAGACCCATATGAATATGTGTTAAAGGACAGAGAAGTTAAAGAATACGTTAAGATTGACCCAATGGTGGTTGAGGCAGATGCCCGAGTTGCACTACAAGAAGAATTAGTTAAATATCTAGACGAAGTTTGTAAAATGTTTGTGATACGTGGGTTTGCGATAAAGAACGCTTTAGACGTAATGAAATATCATCAAGGGTTGGTATAATTAAATTATGAGTGATATAGTAGTAACAATTAAAGATGATGTATTTTTACGAGTAGAATCGGAAATGGGTATTGCTCATGAACTATCTTCTTTCTTTACGTTTGAAGTACCAGGCGCAAAGTTTATGCCTGCATACAGGTCAAGGCAGTGGGACGGAAAAATAAGATTGTTCAACGTATTTGGTGGCGAAGTTTATGTGGGACTAATAAACTATATCATTGAGTTTGCTAAACATCGTAATTACACAATAGAATACCCTCAATTAGGAGACCAAGAGTCCCTTGAATCAACTGAGACGTTTATTAAGGGGTTAAATCCGCACTCTAATGGAAACCCTATACTACCCTACGACTATCAAATAAACGCCGTTAATTGGGGGATTACGGAGTCCAGAGCACTCCTATTATCTCCAACATCGTCAGGCAAATCTTTCATGATTTACGCATTGACTCAATACTACCGAAAGAAGTTAAACGAGAAGATTTTAATTATCGTACCTACTACATCGTTGGTTGAACAATTATATAAAGACTTTAAAGATTATGCGTCTGAATTAGACCCAACGTTCTCCGAGGACAACGTTCATAGAATTTATTCTGGTAAAGAAAAAGTTACAGATAAACAAATCATTATCACTACATGGCAATCAATTTATAAATTAAAGAAACCATTCTTTGAACAGTTTGGGTGTGTTATCGGTGACGAAGCACATAACTTTAAAGCAAAATCATTAACAAGTATTTTAACGAAAATGACTGATTGTAAATATAAGTTTGGATTCACTGGTACACTTGATGGGACGACTACACATAAATTAGTGCTTGAGGGATTATTTGGTGCTATCAGAAAGGTAACTACTACTAAAGAATTAATGGATTCTGATACAATTTCAAAGTTACACATTGAAGCAATTACCTTTAAATATGATGACGCAGAAAGAAAGTTCGTAAAACCGATGACATATCAAGAAGAAATTGATTTTCTAATTGGACATGTAAAACGTAATAAATTTATTTGCGATTTAACTTTAAGTAGAACTAAAAATACATTAGTGTTATTTCAATTTGTAGAAAAACATGGAAAACATTTATTCAATTACTTAAAAAAGAAAGAACCAAACAGACCAATATTTTTCGTATCAGGGAGTACAAAAGTTGATGAAAGGGAACGTATTAGAGAGATTACCGAGAGTAGTTCAAATGCCATTATTGTTGCTTCATACGGTACTTATTCTACTGGTATCAATATTCGCAATCTTCATAACATTATTTTTGCTCACCCCAGCAAGTCTCGTATCAGAAATTTACAGTCAGTTGGTAGAGGTTTACGAAAGAGTGAAGGAAAAGGTAAAGCAACGTTATTTGACATAAGTGACGACTTATCATGGAAGAAACACAAGAACTTTTCATTGAAACATTTCATTGAAAGAATAAAGATTTACAACACAGAAAAATTTGATTATAAACTAAGGACAATAAAATTATGAATATATCAGTCGTACACATGAAACACACAGGAACAGAAGTTATCTGTGACCTAATTGAAATGAATGAAGAGAACATGGCAATCACCATTAAAGACCCACAGACAATTGGAGTTGTATCCCAAGAAGGAAATAAAGTTCAAATGGGATTTAATCCATTCTTAATGAGCTGTAAAGATAACATCATCCATATTTCATTAAATGATATTTTGTTCATCGCAGAAGCATCAGAACAAATTGCAGAGAACTATGAACAAATGTTTGGTGTTGGTTCTGGTCTAATTCAACCTAAAAGCAAAATAATTACATAATCGCTTTACTTTCACAGAATTGTATAGTATAATAGTTGTTATATTACGCATATAAATAACAATTTCTGCCTAGAACGTGAAACCTAGGATAGTAGCAATTCTGTGAAGTGAGCAGACTATAATATTCGACATACTGAATTGAGGTCTGTAATTTGATACCACCGTGTAAGTGGTTAAATAATTAAGATAATCGTGTCAGGGTATCACCACGTATTGGTTTTATTACCCGTTAGAGATAAATGAGTTTACATTTAGTGGCAAACAGGAAACCGTAACCTGTCTCTTAATTTCTTCACGCGTCGTTAAAGACATATCTAATAAGTTATTCTAAAATAATAGAACAAGGAGCAATCTTTGATTGCGACTTCTAACGAACGAAGTGAGTTAGAAAGGTAAAGTGATGTATGATTATCTTTCTTAATGTATATTAACTGTTCTTATCTTTTTACTACATGTAATAATGGTACTACACCTTCTAACTCACTTCGCTCGTTAGATCTCCCTTCGGTCGAGCTTTATATTAATTTCTAAATACTTTACTTTTCATTCTTTTTAGGGTATAATATATCTAATAACATAATTTCAGAAGGATAGTCTAATGACTCTTAAGGTTAAAGCAGTAGATAAAGATAATAAAAACCATTACATCAATAATAAAGATTTTCTAGCAGCTTTGATTGAGTATCAAAAAGACATCGCAGATAAAGAAGCGCTTGGTGAGAAGAAACCATATGTAACTGATTACATTGCTAGATGTTTCCTACAAATTGCTCAAAGGCTTTCTTTCCGACCTAACTTTATTAATTACACGTATAAGGATGATATGATTTCGGATGGTCTTGAGAACTGTCTTGCTTATATGCATAACTTTAATCCTGAAAAATCAAATAACCCTTTTGCGTATTTTACTCAAATAATCTACTACGCATTCCTTAGACGTATCCAAAAAGAAAAGAAACAACAGTATGTTAAGTACAAGTATTTTGATACATCTGGTGGTTTTGAACAAATGGATTCATTACAAGAACATGATAAAGAATCTTTTGACTACATTAATGACCAAGGTTCTAGTGATTTTCATATTCACATTAAAGAGTTCATTGATGATATGGAAGCGAAGGAATTAGAAAAGAAAGCAAAACGTGATGCTAAGAAAGCAGAAAAAGAAGAAAAAGAAAACCTCAATAACCTTTCAATGTTTATGGTGTGTAAATGAAGGTCGCAGTAATAACCGACACTCATTTTGGAGCAAGAGGGGATAACAAAGCATTTTCTGATTACTTTTATAAGTTTTGGACTAACACTTTCTTTCCGTATTTAATCGAAAACGACATCAAAACTATCATTCATTGTGGTGATTTGATGGATAGACGTAAGTATGTAAACTTTGATACGTTAAATAATATGCGTAATAAATTCATCAAACCTATGATGGATAATGATATTACAATGCACACTATTGTAGGTAACCACGATACTTATTATAAAAACACAGTTGATGTTAATTCTGTAGAACAACTTTTTGATATTAATGGTACATCCCCTATTGTTGCATATTCTGAAGCAAAAACTTTAGAACTACCCGACGGATACAAGGTTGATATGATACCTTGGATTAATACCGACAACGAAGAAACCATAATGGAATTTATTAAGAATTCTAAATCTTCTATTGCTTGGGGTCATTTTGACTTACAAGGGTTTGAAATGATGAAGGGTGTTAGTTCTATGTATCACTCTCGTTCTACGGATTTCTTAAAGAACTACGAAACGGTTTACTCTGGACACTTTCATACAAAATCCGATAATGGTCATATCTTTTATCTAGGAAACACATACGAAATTAATTGGAGTGATTTCAACGATAATCGTGGGTTTCATATTTTCGATACTGAAACATTAGATTGTATTCAAATTGTAAATCCATATAAACTACACGCTAAGGTTTATTATGACGAAAATGAAAAAGAAACTCAACTTGATGAAGATTATGATGGACAAATCGTAAAGTTAATTGTAACTACAAAAACAGACTTTGCTCATTTTAATTTATTGGTCGAAAAGATGGAACGTGAGTCTGAAACTTTAACAATCGTAGAAGACCATGGATTATTAACGACCGAGCAGGTTGAATTTGACACTGAGGACACTATCACGACATTGAATAAATATGTAGAGGGTATGAATATTGATAACGAAGAAGAGGTTAAACGGATTTTGAACGAAATTTATGTTGAGGCAATCGCACTATGATCAATTTCCATACGGTGAAGTGGAAAAACTTCCTATCAACAGGTAATAAGTTTTCTACTATCGACATTGACGAAACTAAGACTACATTAATGATTGGCACAAACGGTGCTGGGAAATCTACAATGATGGATGCTATTTCGTTTGGTCTATTTGGTAAACCTTTTAGAAAGATTAGAATCGGACAACTGGTAAACTCTATCAACTGCAAAAATATGTCAGTAGAATTAACATTCACTACTGGTGGCAAGGAATACCTTATCAAACGTGGATTGAAACCTGCAAAGTTTGAAATATACGTTGATGGTGCTTTACAGAATCAAGATGCAGCCGCAAGAGACCAACAAGAATTCCTTGAAAAATACATTCTTAAAATGAATGAAAAATCATTCCGTCAAATTGTTGTATTGGGTTCTGGATCATTCGTTCCTTTTATGAGATTGGGTGCGGCAGAAAGACGTTCTATTATTGAAGAGTTATTAGATATCCAAATCTTTGGTGTTATGAACGATTTAGTCCGCGAACGAGTTTCCTCTAATAAGAGAGAACTTAGAGATTTATCTCATCAAATTGAATTATTGGAACAAAATATTAGTTTACAAGAAACTCATTTAAAGTCAATGAACGAAGATAAACAATCTATCATTGATAAGAAGAAATCTTTTATTGCAGATTACATGAATGAAATTGATGAGTTGGAAACTGAGGTTTTGGAGTTAGAGAAAACTACTACGGACTTTGCTAATTTAAATCGTCAGTCCGTTGCTCTTGGAGAATACCATACTACATTCGTATCGAAAATAGATACGATTAATACCCGTATTCGTAACATTATGGATAGTTCTACTTGTCCTACTTGCGAGCAGGAAATAGACCTACCTCATCAAGAGAAAATGGGGCACGATTTAACAACTCAACGTGATGGACTTGCCGAAGCATTGATAGACGTTAAATCTAAATTTAAAGGTGTTAAAGAATCAATTTCTGTCATTCAGCATACATTAGATGAAATTACTAATAAGAACCATCAAGTGACTAATCTTAATGATACTTGTACTAGACTTAATACTGAGATATCTGAAACTCTAAACGAAAAGGTTGAAAACGTAGATAATGAAGAACTTCAATCTAAACATACTCAAATGATAATACATCGTGATGAGAAGTATGATTTACAAGAAGACAAACACCACCTTAATACCGTTCAAGAACTATTAAAAGATACTGGCATTAAAACCGTTGTTATTAAAAATTACTTACCCCTGATTAATCAATTAATTAATAAGTACCTTTCTGCTTTGAATTTCTACATCAATTTCGAATTAGATGAAAATTTTAACGAAACGATTAAATCCCGTGGTCGTGATGAGTTCGCATATGGGTCTTTTTCTGAAGGTGAAAAATTAAGAATCGACTTAGCATTGTTATTCACTTGGAGAGAAATCGCTAAGTTAAAATCCTCCGTAGCAACAAACCTATTAATCCTTGATGAAATCTTTGACAGTTCGTTAGACTCCACTGGTATTGAAGATTTCCTAGGCATTCTAAACTCACTTGGAACTGAAGCAAACGCATTTGTTATCTCTCACAAAGGTCAGCAAATCATTGATAAGTTCGGTCGAGTTATCAAAATCACAAAAGACAAAAACTTTTCTAAAATCGCCTCGGATTAAAATCATAAGTAAATCTTATGATTATTTGACTAATGTTAAAAATATATTAGTCAAATAGTTGCCCAAGCTCCCATTTTTACGGTATAATACTAGTATAAATGATAAAAAAGGAGTTACTTATGTCTGACAATAATTTTGAAGTTTCTTAATACCCTTAAAACAAAAGGTGGTATTCTTCTACCTATTTGCCAGTTTTAGGGTATAATAGGTAGTATAAATGATTGAAAAGGAGTGTTTAAAATGACTAAAATTAATATTGATTCTAAAGGTTCGCTAGCAAAATTAATGGCTACTGAAAACCTCACCGTCCAACATAAAAAGGTTTCTACTGCATCGTTTGATGTTAAAAACCGTGTTCTAAATCTACCAATCTGGGAAGATATGTCTAACGTTATGTATGACGGTCTTATTGGTCATGAGGTTGGACACGCTCTTTACACTCCATTTGATGAGTGGAAAACCTTTGTTGTTGAAAATCCAAATTTAAAAGATTATGCCAACGTTATCGAGGATGCTCGAATTGAACGTATGATGAAAACCAAGTTCCCTGGAATGAAAAAAGTTTTCTTTGGTATGTATGATGAATTGAATATGAAAGACTTCTTTGGTATCGGTAATAAAGAAGATATTAATGAATATGGTATCCTTGACCGAATTAACTTGTTTTTCAAATTAGGTGTTCGTGTTGACCTTGAATTTACCCCTGAAGAAATGGTTTTTGTAAACCGTGCTGATAACACTAAGACGTTTGAAGATGTCCTTGAACTGACTTTAGATCTTGCTGAATATGCTAAGAATGAAGAGTTGAATACTGACTTTGACGACATGGGTGATTATGAAGAGGGTGACGTTGAAGAGGGTGAAGGTAATGAGTCAACCCCTATGCCTTCTAAACCTGGAGAAGATGATAATGAAGGTTCGGAAGAATCCTCTGGTTCTAGTCCAAACGGCAAAGATGGTGAGAGTGATGAGGGTGATGATTTTGATGGTGAAAATGCTTATTCTGATGGTTCTGGTGGTGATGAGGGTGAATTGCCTGTATCTGAAACTCAAAAGAACTTTGATGATAAAATAAATAGTCTTAACGATGAGTATGCGTCTAATCCAATTTATATTGATTTACCAAATACTAACATTAAAGAAGTTACTATTGGTTATAAAAAAGTGACTGCTTGTTTGAATGAATTCTTTGATGTTGATGATAATTATGATAGATATTATGGCGATGCCTCTGGTGTAAGAAAAAATATTGATGAAGAACTTCGTCTTTGGAAAAAAGATACTTTGTCTGTTGTTAATTACATGGTTAAAGAATTTGAAATGAAACAGGCTGCTAGTGCTCACCGTAGAACTTCGGTTGGTAAGACTGGTGTTCTTGATACTAATAAAATGCATGCTTACAAATATGAAGAAGATATCTTCAAAAGGGTTGCAACTATTAAAGATGGTAAAAACCATGGTTTGGTTATGTACGTAGATTGGTCTGGTTCTATGAACGATAAATTGCTCGCTACTGTTAAGCAGACTATTACCCTTGTGATGTTTGCTAAAAAGGTTGGAATCCCGTTCCGTGTTTATTCGTTTACTAACTCTACTGGAGCTAGACATTTGTATGAAGATGCAGAAACTGTATTTTACGGTGACAACGATAGTGGTAATTTTAACTTTGACCACCTTGTTTTGGGACGTGTTAGTATGCTTGAGTTTTTCAATGAAAAAATGAATGCTCGTGAATTTAAAAATGGTATTGATAACTTTTATAAGATGGGCATTGCCGCCGGTTGGGATAGCAAATATTCTATTAGAACTCCTAGAGGATTTGATCTTGCGTCTACACCGTTGAATGAGGCAATTATTGGTTCGTTTGAAATGGTTGAAGACTTCAAACGTGAAACTGGTCGTGAAAAAATCAACGTAGTTTGGTTGACTGACGGTGGAGCTGATGGTAATGACAAATATTATAATGCTGAAGAAAAATGGGCAATCAATGGTATTGTGACTTGGGGTGATAACCGTAAACATTTAGTTATCCGTGACCCAAAAACTAGAAAGTATATTGCTGAACAAAAAGATTATAATGATTTGACTCCAAGTTTATTAACCGCTTTGGGTGACCGTTGTGGTGTGAATGTTATTGGATTCTTCTTGACCGATGCTCGCAATATTAATAATAAAATTGATAGAACTGTCGGTTGGGAAAAGTCTACTGAAGAAAAAAAGAAATTTAAAAAAACTGGTTATTCTTCGTTCGTTTCTGGTGGTTATGATAAATATTTCATGGTCAACTCCAATTCTATGGACAAAGAAGTGACGATGCCTGAAGAAGTAGAAAAAGATAAAACTGGTGGTGTTAATAAGGCAAAATTGAGAACTGCCTTTAAAAAGTTCTCGAAGGGTCGTAAAGTGAACAAGATGTTACTGAATGAGTTCATTTCGATGGTTGCGTAATAACCCTTTTATTTACCTGTGTATAAAGTCAAAATATCGCTTTACTTTTCAGGGAACAAAGGGTATAATACGTAGTATAAATGATAAAAAAAGGAGTAATAAAAATGAGTAAAAAAATTAATGTAAATGACTTTGCCGCAGCCTCTAACGAGTTATTCGGCACTAACGAATTGACACGTGCCCAAATGATGCGTGTCAAAGAAGTGTATGATGTATGTGTGCCTTCTGCTATTGTAAATGACAAATCAAACTTGGTTTCTCGTGGTGTGTATCGTGTTCCTAATGATGGAACTGGAATTGCGCCTACAAAGGCTGTATTGGTAGAAACTGATATAATTGCCGGAAATGATGAAATTACAGAATCCTCTAAATCTACTTTCACTACTGGATCTGCTATGAGTCTTGACTCTGCAATCTCGTTTATCCCGAAAGTTGATAATACGTATGTGTCTTGGGGAAATGCTGGTGATATTAAAAAGATTCTAAAATCTAAATTGTTCTTCCCAGTTTATTTAACAGGTATGTCTGGTAATGGTAAGACGTTCGGTATTGAACAAACGTGTGCTACTTTGGGTCGTGAAATGATTCGAATTAACTTTACTGCTGAAACTGATGAAGATGACCTTTTTGGTGGTTTTCGTTTGGTGAATGGTGAGACTGTGTTTCAATACGGTCCAGTTGTTGAAGCAATGAAACGTGGTGCTGTATTGTTACTTGACGAGATTGACCTTGCATCTTCTAAGGTGATGGCGTTACAGTCTGTCCTTGAAGGAAAGGGTTATTTCATTAAGAAACGTGGTGAGTGGGTTGAACCTTCTAAAGGTTTCACTGTTATTGCTACTGCCAATACAAAAGGCAAAGGTTCTGATGATGGACGTTTTGTTGGTACTAACGTTATGAATGAAGCATTCCTTGACCGATTTTCGGTGACTATGTATCAAGCATACCCTTCTGAAGCAATCGAGAAAAAGATTCTTCAAAAGGCTGCTGAAGGGTTTGGACTTCGTTCTGCTGAAGTGGATGCGTTTATTCCAAACCTTACAATGTGGGGTGACATTATCCGTAAGACTTTTGAAGACGGTGGTGTTGATGAAATCGTTTCTACTCGTAGATTGGTTGATATTTTGAAATCTTACTCTATCTTCGGAAAGAAAGATAAAGCAATCAAAATGGCAATTGAACGTTTTGATGATGAGACTAAAGAATCATTCCTTTCTCTTTATGAAAAGATTGATGCTAGTGTTGGAAATGAACAGTATGGTACTTCGGTTGACCCAGAAGAGTTTGCTGAAAAGTCAACTGAGAGTTTTAACCCTAACAGCCCTTTATATGAAGCAAATGGAAAATAATATGAATAATATT